CCAGGAAGCCCTCCGGCCAAGAACCTCGAAGGGCTCTTGGCCTTTACTCACCGCCCACCCGGTTAGTGGGCGGCGAGTCCGCCTCCTCAGACTCGTTTGTGGGTGCTCTGAGCACCCACAATATTCCCCGAATGAGGGCAACCACAGCTAGGGTGGTATAGGATATTACGACCATGGCGGCCGCCCCGTGGTGCCAAGTTGCCAGTTGGCCTACTCTGTCTACGTAGGCAGCCGCTAGCAGAACTGCGGCATTGGCCGTACTGACTACGACCAAGCTACTTACGCGTCTGGCGCGTGAGCCTAACGGATACAGCGCCAAGCCTACCAGATAGGTCAGGCCGACTGACAGCCCTAATACGGGCGTCAGCGTCCAGTAGCTCAATACAGCCCCGACCACGCCCAACGTAACTACTGTCGATTTGCTCATTATATTGGACCCCTCCAGGGGTGCCTGTATTTTTTAGCGGATATGGTCTGGGATACAGTTCCCGGACTTGTTAAACTCATGACCTAATAGAACCCAGTTCTCGCGTCGGTTCTAGGTGTGTCACATCGCGGCTATGTAGAGGCCAGCAAGCCGCATAGGGCTGGTGTAGGTCTACCAATGATGGTGTGCTCCTTCGATTTTTTACTCGTCGATGATGGCCTCGACAAATTTCCGAAATTTGGTCTTGTTGCAGGCTATACTGACGCGAACGAGGCTGGTTAGTAAATTGGTTCTAGCCATGGTTAGCTCCACTCGTCTGCATTAGGAGATCTTATTGGTCTGCCTGGCTAGTGGGTAACACGGAGCGAGAGGCCCGCCCCCTTAGTGCATCGGATCAAGCCCTATTTTTCGGGCTGTGCAGCACTTTGTCGCCACTCTTTCCAGTATCGGTCAGACTACAAAAAGGCGCTGGCGGAGGCTCAGAGGCGCTTGACGTCGTGCTCTCTCCGTCCTGGAGCGGGCAGAGAACAGGGGTAGGTCGTCGTGACACAGCCTGCAAACGCCGCCGCCCCCGTCGCTCAACTCTTGGCGGAGACGCGGTGGGGGCGGCCTAACCCTCTCACGCGGCCTTAGCCGCAGGAGGTAAACCAGTGCTGACCTTCGTCATGCTCTGGCTCAAGGGGTTCTGATGCATTCTTGCACAGAACCCAGTTGAAGCAAGCCCCGACCGGGCATTTCTGTCCGGTCGGAGCCTCAGAACGGGGCGCGCAGGTTCGCCAGCGGAGGACTTTACACCCATCCCTGCCGGGTTCGACTCCCGAGCGCGGTCGGTAGGCTGGCATAGTTTAGGATGCTCTCTCCGATCACCCGCCCGAGCTCGACCGGTACTGCGTTCCCAATGAGTCGTCCGAGCACCTTGAAGTGTATCCGCTCGCCCTCGGGAACGAACGAGTACGTCTCCGGGAACCCTTGAAGGATAGCGCCCTCTCGTAGCGACAAGGCCCGGTCTTGCTCTGGGTGACCGAAGCGGCCGTTCCCGAAGCCGTAGAACTGAGTGGTCAGAGTCGGAGCGGGCTCGTCCCAGACCATGCGACCGTAGACCCCGGGGTAGCTCCGACCCGTGCCACGCCGGTGGCACTCTGCGACGAGACGCGCTGGCCAGTCGCGCCAGGAGCCGCCGGGTCGAGACGCCTGGATGCGCTTCAGGTTGAGCGGTGAGAGACGGGACGTGGTGTGCAGCGGGTCGGCCTCGTGACTGTCCCCATGCCCGATCACAGGTAGGCTTTCTATAGCGTCCCGAACGGTCTTGGGCGTCGATACGCTGGCGTCTCGAAGTCGAATAGACCCGGCGAGGGATGCGAGCAGGACGGTTCGGCGGCGGCGCTGCGGCAGGCCGTAATCGGTGCTATCGACGACACCGTAGTAGACGTCGTAGCCCTGTCGTTTCAAGGTTGCGACAAAGTTGTGGAAGACATCGTGCTTCGTAACCGCGGGGACGTTCTCCATGGCTACGATGTCGGGCCCGATCAGCTTTACCAAGCGCGCGAAGTGGTTGAGTAGACCCTGGCGCTCCGTGCCCTTCGTCTCGTAACGCTGTGCATATGTCGAGAAAGGCTGACATGGCGCGCACCCCGCGAGCACTCGTACCGACGCCGAGCCGAACCACGACTCAACTTCCGATGATCGAAGCTTGGCCACATCACGTGCGTAGAATGTCGCGCCTGGGTTGTTTGCCTCGTATGGGTGCAGACACGCATCGTCGAGATCGACGCCAGCGACAACACGCACCCCGGCCGAGATGAGCCCATGGGTTAGGCCGCCCGCGCCGCAGAACAGGTCGACGCAGGCGACGTCGGTCTCGGATGGCAGAAATCGATCGGGATCGAGAGTTTGCGTCATGCCCATCTACCTAACCTACCACAACTTAGGCGTCTTAGCCCATTGCAATAAGACACCTAACATCGGGATAATTGCTGAGAACCTTGCCGCAGTGGGTCAAGCGGCACAACGTGAGCACGGCCGACTATGACCGCAGCCGCGAGGATCGCGCGAGCGACCGGCAGTCGAACGTCGCGGTCCATGGGCTACTCCGACCGCTTGAGAAGGTTGGAGACGTGTTCCACGGAGACGCTGAACATCTCGGCGAGCCGTCGGTATGTGAACACATTATCGTCGAGGTCGCGTAGGCCTCGCAGGCTCATGGCCAGCTCGGCGTCGTTTGAGAAGCGCTCTGGTGCCCTGACGCGGACTATCCGCCGCAGGATGTCGACCTCACCGAGCGCTGGACGGCCCGCGACGAGCCGCGCGAAGGCCGCTCCGGCATCGGCGGTGCCAGACAAGAGTGGGCTGCCTGGGGCCGCCTTTGCTAAATCCTTTGCTAATCGGGCTTCGTTAACTTGGATTTAGCAAAGGATGAAACGCGTGTATCGACAAGCAGTTGGGGACGTCACCGCGATCCCTGGGATAACTCTGGACAGCCACGCGAAGGCCGCCCCGGCATCGGCGGTGCCAGACAAGAGTGGGTTGCCTGGGGCCGCCTTTACTAAACCCTTTACTAATTCCTTTACTAAGCCCTTTACTAATTCCTTTGCTAATCGGGCGCCGTTAACTTAGATTTAGCAAAGGAGGTCGAACTCCATCCTCATGCCTCGGCCGCCAAACAGACCGTATCGCTCAGGCGATAGGCGACGATCCGGTCGCCGGAGCCCAGGCTCACGCGGCGGGTGATCAGCGCCTGGCGAGTCTTGCCGGTGAGCGGGTTGCCGTCGGCCGGCGGATAGACGGTGAAGACCTGGTAGCCGAGGGCCGCGAACAGCAGGTTCATGTAGTGCAGGTTTAGGTGCCAGAACAGGAACACGATGAACGCGAGCGCCGCGACCGTCGCGCCAAGATCGCGCCAGGTCTCGAGGTCTTCCGAGTAGAACGGGAGCAGCATCGCGAACAGGTAGACGAGGATGTGGTCGCGGTGATCGTCGGCCGCGCCGACGGTGATCTCGCGCTTGTCAGACTGCTTCTTCGCCGTGCGGATGCGCAGCCACAGGAAACCGTTCGGGACGACGACCATCAGCACGCAGAACCCGATGAAGTAGCGGTCGGGGATGAGGCTGTTCCCGCGGATCGCCCACAGGATGAAGAGCGGCGAGATGCTGCTGAGCACCATCAGCAGGCGGGCTGCCTTGAGGCCTGCGCGGTTCGTGGGGCGTCGGTTGTCCATATCGTCGTCTACCTCGTGACCATTTATCGATCTCGTTGGCCGGTTCGTCGCGGGCCTTACCCGAAGGTGCCCATCAACACGCTGGATTTTCTCGCAGGCAGGCCGTCTCAGGCCTCGTCGGATGAGCCCCGTGACGGGGTTATGCAGGTCTCGACCGACTAGATTGACCCAAGACACCCCGCGCTGGTCGGGCCTATTCGCCGTATAGGTGATGCACAGACGTCTTCAATGCGGAGGCAAACTTGCTCATGGTCGGCCACTTGGGTACGAAGCGGCCTTGCTCAGCTCCGTGCACATACTGGCGTTCTTTGCCGATCAGCCGTCCTAACGCTGCTTGACTCAGTCCGTGCTTGGCTCGCAATTTAGCGAGCCTATCTCCAGGTGTTAGTTTCATCTGGATGCATCACCAACGGCTGACAGCAGGGCCTGGAATCGGACATGACCGGCGCTGGTCATGGTCAGGGTCGGCCGAGTACCTGTAGCGTACTCGAAGAGCTCGGTCTTAGTCGTGAGTTCGTGAATATCCAGCATCCGTTCACCATTATCCGGGTCAGGCTTTGCTGTATAGTGGAACCCGACGATATGCAGCACAGGGTCTCGCGTTACGCTATCGGGCGCCAGCTGGATGCAACCGCTCCCGATGCCGGCTGACTTGAGGCGTATCAGCATCTCGAGCACGCCGCTTGATAGGTTGTCTGTGGCTGCTACAGGGGTGAATGTGTCGGCCTCGATATCAGCAGAGTCGTGTAGCATACTCAAGGCGTCGAGGTCGCTCATGGGGTCAGGGCTGCTCAGCGGGTAGTCGTACTCCTGGTCCGTAGTCGCTAGCATCGGCCCTTTTGACTTGGATAACCGCTGGAGCCAGAGCCACGTCGCGCAGTATGCGACCAGTACGCCAGTGTGAAACTCGTCATCGTCAATGCGCTGGATTGTAGTGGATAGGCCTGGGAAATCCTGTAACACAGCCGTGATCAGATCGGTCGACATCTGCTCATCGTTGAGCGTCTCATCAGCCTCTACTTGGTCTTTGTTGGTCGGGCCGGTGATGTCAAGGGTGCTGAACGGAAGATCGCCTAGTTCGCCGGCGATCGTGCTGTATATCTGGAAGTACGCAGCCAGAAGACCCCGAGTCTCGTTACCGGAGTCGGCATCCATGCCTTTGGCTATAGCCTTGAGCATGGGGAAATCCTGACCTGCTAGGTGTACGTCGACGGGCTCTGGTCTAGCATGTTCGGCTGTGTTGTGGGGCGGGTCAGCTACGCGGATTGCGTCTACGAATGGTTGAGTGTCCATAGTGCAGCTAGTTAGGTGGTCAAAGGTGTTACGTGGTAGGCTACAACATCTACCAGCAGACTTGTCAACAATCGTGTACAATATTTTATAGATTAGCTAAAATCGCCGCTTACACCTATAATCCGTTGAGCCTACGTACATTAGACACTGGAGAACGCGAACAAGATGGCGGCTGATACTCCGAACCGGTTCAGCGTCCCGGTCGAGGCGTTGATCATCCAGCTCCTTCAAGAGCAACACCCGCAGCTACATGTAGCGCCGGGGTCTGCTACGTATGACACGCTGATAACCCCGGTATCATTGATCATGCAACCGTTCCGTGACCACCTTAGGGTGATCCAGCGGAACCAGAGCCTGAGCAACGCCCAGACCATGCTGCCAGAAGAGCTAGATCGACTCGTGAGCAACTTCATGGTCCAGCGTAGGCAGGGAACAAAGGCGCTCGGGGTCCAGCGTGTCGTATTTCCCACTCTTCAAGCCGTATCTGTGCCGGTGTCGGCTCGGTTCACCGATGACCAGGGTCGTCGTTTTCGACCACTGAACTCGGTTCAGGTCAGCATCACAACGCAGGCCAACAATGTACTGGTCGATACGGGGGAGTACTACGTCGACGTCCCTGTGATCGCTGAAACGTCTGGTGATGCGTCAGCAGCTTTAGCCGGGGCTGTGACAGGGTTCAGTGGCATTTCTGGGGCTGTAAGGGCCTACAATCCGCACGATTTCTTCCAAGGAACGGCCGGCGAGAGTAATAGCCAGCTCGTGGCCAGGGTCAAGAAGAGCGTATCGAACCGGGAATTGGTCAAGAGCACAGCTATCAGCGCGCTCTTGCTTGAGACCTTCCCCAGTATTCGCGATGTTAAGGTCCAGGGCTATGGTGACCCTCTAATGACCCGGGATACGGCTGATGTAGTCCTGGCCAGTCATAAGCTATTCGAGCAGAGCTTTGCCCAGAAGGTGAATCTCCCGCTGGACTCTGATGGAGAGGTGCGGTGGACCACCGATACTGGCGCGGAGATCACGGCGCCCCTTGGCGGCTTTGTTGGCGCGGTATATGACCTTACAGGCAAGGATTTCAACGCACTGAGCGTGACGTTGGATGGCCAGGTCTATGAGACCGCCAGTGTCCAACCGGGTAACAAGCTCAGGTTCTTGGACCAGAGCGACCCAGATGCTGTAGCCAATGACTACAAGGTGACTCGTGTCGAGTCCGTGGCTGCGGCTCCTGGAGGAGATCCGGTCAAGGTTCTACGTCTGGATCGGCCCCTGACTAGTACAGCGGAGGTCGACGTTAGCCTGGCCCTTGATTCGGTTCCTTATACCGTGATTGGTAGGTTCAATACGAGTCGGTTCCATGTAGGCGGTAAGGTCGACGTCTATGTAGACTCTACCGCGGACCTGTCGCAGTCGGTGGTAGTCAGTGCTCTACCTGTGGTCAACACCCAGACTTTGGACGTGGCTGAAATCCCGTTGACCCAGAGTTTCATCGACTCGACCGGTGCCAATTTGTTCGAAGGCGGCGTTGGGTTCAAGAGCCCGGTTATAGCTGTCACCAGAGTCGAGCAACTGGACCCGACTAATGACCTAGTCGTGGTTCGTGAGTTGGTACCGGACACACACTATGTACTAGTCACAGCGGCCAGCCGGGGTCGATTCACGACAGCGACCAATGATGTACTTGTGATCAGAGGTACCGAGACTGACCCGTTATCAGGGTCAGAGCTCCCCATGTTCATAGGGCAACGGATCCGGGTCACCTACGTGACTAACCCTGATGTCCCTTTAATTCAGGACTTTGTCGACGCAGTGGACCAGCGCGATCTGACCAAAGACATCCGAATACTGACTCCGAGTACCGCTATTATCAATGTGGACCTGGCGTATACTGGTGAGCTGCCGACGAGCGAGGTCAAGACTATTGTCCGTGAGTACATTGGGGCTAAGAGTTTTGGAGCTTCAGTCTCGGTCAACGAGCTCGTGACCGTGCTATCCTACTTTGGCGTCGTCGATGTGCAGATGCCAGTCCGGCTGAGGAGCCGTGTCGCAACAGGTGGCGGTTCGTTTACGTTCGAAGAGAGTGAGGATCGCCTCTCTGTTGGCTCGTCATCGGTCTTTGTGGCTGATGCGGCACTAAATATCGTTAAGGCTGGGTAACACGGATGGCTTTGGACAAGGTCTTCAAGTCGGACGCGCTTTTCGACTATCTTCCAAGTTACTGGAAGAACTCATTCGGTGACCGCCCAGTATTGGAGACGGTATACGAAGCGCTAGTCCGATCTATGGATGTGGATTGGGTCCGGCTTTTCGCAGTGAACGACGCCAAGGACCTAGGCGCAACCCCGATCACGACTCCGCATCCTTTGGTGCACCAGGTCTTAGGAGCCTGGGACAGCCTGAAGGTGCCGCACGCGCACTACCACGCGTGGTTCAACTGGCCGACACCATCCGGGGATCCATCTACATACATGATCCGTGTTGAGGGCCACATTTTGGAGCGGCCCCAGCTATTTTTGGACGGACGCGCAGTTCCCGGCTTCGTGTATAGGCTTAATGCCAAGCATTGGGTCGAGTCTGGTGTAGTCAAATACGGATCCACGATCACGTTCAATCGTTCGGAGCTGGATGCGTTCCTTGATGGCTCGTATCTCAGCGTTCCTGGCCAGACTGGCGCCAATACTGGGCAGGAGTGGGTGCCGTCTGACTTAATCCAGCGCGTGGGTATTCTCGCGTACCGCGATAATCGACCATTTGTAGGCAGCGGTGATGGTGTCTCGCTGTCCTATGAGCTTACGATCGGCGCTGAAACCGCTCTTATTGAGCCATTTGATGCTAAAGCGGTGATTGAGTCGTTAGATGTGACTCAACTTGTCACTGTGGCGGTAGTCAACGGCGGGTTTACGATCACACCGCGCGCTAATGGTGGTTTTGGTGCAGGCATGCTGCTTCAGGTTACGTTCGATGATGACACGCAAGCGGTGCAGTGTATGGAATCCAGCACTAGCACGCTAACATTCGCATCTAGTGCTGGTGATGTGGTCTCCGCTCGCCTTTTTGTCGAGATACCGCTCGGATATAAGCACTATGAGGTCACATCCAGCGGTGTAACCATGCTTGGTGGTGGTGTATTTCCGGGCGGGACCACGTTACGGGTAAAGGACGCGGCCGGGATCCAGTCCAAGGTCCTTGATGCACCTAGGTCTCGGGTCATGTTCGAGCGCCCGATCAATACGGATTCAGCCCAAGTGCTGTATTTAGGCACATCACTGACTGAGACCGTTGTCGATGAGAGCCGGATTACATTCGTGCGACCGTTGAATACGGGTGTGATCTGGCGTATCGACGCCCCGATCGTAGTCGACCACGATCACGCGCTGCACCGTACCGTCACGGATGGGACCGCGTTGATTACGCTACCAGCAACCCGCCCCATGAGTCTATCCGGCGGCGCGTTTCAGGCCGACCACCCGGTTCTGGTCTTTATCGACGGTGTACTCCAGGATCCGACTACATATTCCCCGAGTTCAAGCAGGATCATTGCGCTCGATGCCGCACTGACCGCTGATATCCCGGTTGATGTTTGGTATGTGGATGATGAGGATCCGGTAGAGCACCTGCATAACGCGTTGAGCCAGGTAACCCCGCTCACGGTCCCTGAGCAGTACAGTGTGCACTACGCGGCCGCCGATACGTTCAACGCTGCGCGCTGGCCTGTGACTTTGTTCAGGGACGGGTTCCTGGATAATAACCCAGACCAGATTGTTACCGTCGGGGGTCAGTTCATCCAATTAGCGGATGCCTTGACCCCGGGGATCTCAGTCCAGATAGATGCGATCCGCTCTGAGTTCCGGTATAGGCATGTGATTCCCGCTCGCACTGATGTTGACTACGGCTATCAGGGTAGGATTCACAGTATCGGTACGGTACAGGATGGGGTCTCAGCGCCAGGTACCGTGCTTGAGTCTGGTACCGGGTTCAGTTTTGCGCCTGCTACTGAGCCCGGCCAGGACGCGCTGTTGACCGCATCCGTGGCCTGGGATGAAGCCTGGCTCACCGACGTCGAGGTGGATGAGCGCGCTCTGCACACGGTCTGGGGCGCCCCTATCGGCGTCCTGCGCTATAACAGCTCGGACAGGTATCGGAACCTACTCGCGGCGATTTACGGGGCCTACCGCGGCCCTAGTTTCGTAGACAGCCTAGCCAATTTCAGTTCTATCCTACTCGGATCCGCTTACCTTCCGACAGCGGGATACAGTCGCGGCATCGTGCGCAACGCCGCCGGCTCTGTTGTGCGGATCCAACCAACGGACCCGAAGAAGGATGCGATCGAGATCGCTCTGCTACAGGACCAGCCGCACCGGATTCTAGACGGTAACATCGAGATGGCTCGACTCCGTGCTGTGAATCAGCTCGTGACAGTTCAAGACCGTGATCTTAGTTCAGTGCCATGGCTTGCGTTCATGGCCCAAGACTTGAGCGAAGATTATGGGTACGCCAATCGCCTCGATGTGCGTGACGCTCACAGCTTCAGCTCTGTGCCAGCCGTGTTTGACGAGCCGACCCAGGTCATAACCGACTACTCTGTCAACTTCTACGATCAAGAGGTATGGCCCGGCGATTTGGTGAAGCTGGTACTAGTAGCCGGTACCAGCCCCACGACTGGGGTCACGACATACACGGCTGACGCGCTGGGGACTGCGCCTGTGACGCGGCTTGTGTACGACTCAGCCAGTATCCCGCCACGATTGAATCTCCACGTGACGCCGCCCGCACCGCTGGTTTGGAACTCAGGCTATTACCTGAGCTTGAGCGGTGCTGGGAGTCCCTGGGATACGGCGGTAAGTGAGGCCTTGACTGTGCTGACACAGAGCCCGGGTGCAGGCGCTGGTGGATCCACTTTGATAAAAGCCGACTGGCTCCCGACGCACGCCGCGCCTTCGGTCAACGTACTCACGCCTTCGAGTCCGTTACCGGTGCTCCAAGGTGTGGTCAAGGAGCAGAGCACCACGACCCCGAGCATTGCATCCACAATCCAGTTCTCATCGGTCAGTGCTGTGCTTGATGCTCACAACATCAGGGTCCCTGTCGTGGTCAGCTCTGAGCACCTCGGGTATGGGGACGCGCACTACGGCGAGCACGGCTATGGCGGTGGTCTGCTCCAATCCACGCCGTCGGCTTACACCGTATGGACCCGGCGCACTCGGCGCCTGGATACGTATCTGAGCCTGGATCACGCGCTTGACCAGGCTTATGCTTTGGTCCCTGGTGAGAGTGTGCAGCTCTTGAACCAGGAGTTGGCCCAGGTCTTGCGCCACAATGTGTTCACCATGGAGCTGGCTTGGGGCCAGATGGTAGATGCTGAGGCTCTTGGTGACCTGGCCATTTTGATCCAAGGTATCAAGCCCGCCGAGACTCGTGCCCTAGTCTACACAGAGGCATTCCCAGATGGGGTGCTATCTGGGCAGCTGACTGGTTCGATGATCGATGCTAGCCCGGTGATCGAGACCCTAGCCGACACCTTGTTCATGGGTGAGTCATGGCTAACTACAACCAAAGCAGCCAGCTTTGGGCCTGAACTTAACTACCTGTACAAGCCGTGGGAGCATCGGTTTGGCCCCCGGCTCGAGTCCGAGCTCAAGGCGCCGCCTACGACACCTGTCGAAGGCGGTTTCTACCTTGCGGCACCTAAAGGTAATATTGAGCACATAGGCGCCTGGGCCAAGACCTACGGCGCCGATTACGGCCTGGAGGGCACGGTGCTTCGTTACTATGCGAGCCCGGCTCGCTGGGTGGTGGATTCGGGGTTTCCTCCGAGTGCAGGGTTTGCTACAGACCTGAGTAACGGTGCGCGTCGATTAGTGGCTGGTCCAATAGGCTCGGCCACAGCGCAGCATAGTGCGCTAACTTTGAGCGTCGGGTCAGGCGAGCCGGTTACAGTCCACGCCAGGGTCTGGATCCCAAGCGCGTCGTACAGCGCACCGGGCACGGTTTACATTAGCTCGATGAGCCCGGATGTGTTCCAGCTCGGGCTGATCGTAACGAGCCCGGGCCTGCTTCAGCCTTGGTTTCGAGCTCACGCGGTCGATACACTCGCGCTTGTAGAGAGCCCATCAGCGTCGTATTACGATCGCTGGGTGAGTCTCACAGGCGTTTACCGCGAGGGTGTTGGCGGTTACTGGTATTCTGATATCTATGTTGACGACGGGGTACTAGCTGCTACCAGTTCTCCGAGTGGCTCGGCTAGCCCCACTGTGGTACCGGCTACTGGTGCCACCCGACTCACGCTAGGCGGACGAACGGCCTCGCCCAACACCAGCGAGTCATTCAAGGGTTACCTTGATGAGTTCAGGTTATATGCTGGGACCGAACTATCGAATCTGGAGATCGCAGCACTTTGGAATGGTGGCGCGCCGGTAATGCCGGAGCTTGGGATGGCGTCTGACGGCAGCCCGGTGGCCCCTGCTGGCATTTCGGCTTGGTACATATCGGAGCATCACGACCTGGGACAGGTTGTCGACATCTCTGGGCAGGGTTTTATCGCGACCAAGGTTAGCGCAGTGGCTGACGATGTGCTCAAGGACTGGCGTGTACCAGGTCTGGGCCGGTCTCTGCTACCCAAGCTGGGCGACACCTACGAGGCCAAGGTCGGTGGTCTGTATGTTGATAAGGGCCAGGTTGTGTCTAGCTTGCTTGCGATCCCGCCTACCCTAAGCAGTTACAGCCCTGAGATGGAGGATGTCTTCGCCGAGGCGCTTGGGACCAGCACCTTGCTTCCAACATTATTTGGGTACAACGATGTGTTGTACACCAACCCGGCGCCGTGGCTCCATTTTAAGGACACGGCCGGTTGGGTCCTGAGTAGCAGTAATCCGCAGGCACCCGGCTCGGCTCTAGCTTTGGATCAGGATCCGGTGTTCCTTGGTTTCAGCTCGCCACTAGCCTTGGATGCAGGTGGTATCAGCCACAGCCCGTTGAGTGCTGACATCGTGTTGGTGGGTGATCGACTAGTAGTCACTGCGGGTGCAAACAACGCCGGCGCGCTTACTCAGCTATCCCTAGACGGCAATGAGCTCCTCAACGCCAGCCGCAAGGGGCGTGCAACTCAGTGGTCCTGTGAGTACACCGGGCGTGGTTTTGCGCGCCTGGTCAATGAGGCGGGCACCCTCAACTACAGCCCTGATCAGGTCAGCAACTCCGTCCTCTTGTCGGCTAGTGCCGGAGATACGGCCTTAGTTACCTCAGCATACCTGGGTCACGCGGCTGGGTCCCTAGTCTACGACGGCGCCGCCTACGTGGCCGGCGGCACCGTGCTCCATAAGTACGTTGAGCTCGGATTTGGGGCCAACTCTAACGTTGTCAAGGTTTCGGCTCATTTCGAGCGTGATTCGAGTACCAAGGACGGGGCCTGGCGCAGCCAGTTTACGACCAGCACGGTTGCTGCCTTGAATCAGATCTGGGTATACCAGCCTGGTGTGAACGAGGCGCCGGTCTCGATTACAGCCCCAGGTGCTATCAACTACCCGACAACCTGGGTTGGTGGTGCTATTTTATCGAATCAGGCCCAGGATCTGGCTATTGGTGTATTCCACCGCAAGCCGGCCACGGCTACCGGCTGGTTCCAGACCCAGCTCCTAGCAGCCCCGGATAGCGTGGCTTCAAGTCCTCTTGGGATCTATAGCTCGCTGCTCAACGATCAGGAGTTTCTGGGTGCAAATCCTGGTGTAAGTGCCGGATCGTTCCGGACCGAGCGTTATATCGTATCCGGCACTCTGATCGAGGTTGTAGGCGGCTTCAATCAGCTTGCTTACGAACTGGAGGGCGTCCAGCCCTTAATTACCGGTCCGACGCCGGCTACATACCTGGACATCGTGCAGGGCCCGGATCCGATGACGCTTGGTGCCAGTTTCGGGCTCGTAGTCCAGGCTAAAGGCTCTGGTGGTCTGATTGATACCGGGTTTAATTTGACAGGCCTTTTGTCTCTGGTATCGGGCCCAGGCACCCTGAGTGGTGATCTGAACCCGGTGTTCATAGATGGTGAGGCTGTGGTTAGCCCGCTCACTCTGAGCCTGAGTGGTGGCTACCAGGTCATGGTCACAGCGGCTGGACTTGCGCCTGACCTTGTCACGGTCCAAGTCAATAACCCAGCTCCGTACGCCGTTTCACCGACATACTTCATATCGAGCCCGGCTCAGGGTGCGCTGACCCTGTACGGTACTGACTTCATGTCGGTGTCCTACGTGGTCTATTCGAATTGGACCGGGAGCCCAGACCCGTATCCGAGCACATTGACTTATGTGAGCCCAGGCGAAGTTAGGTTCACACCACCGGCTACTATCCTGTCAGCATCGCCGCAGACTCTGACCATCTCGGTCCATAACCCGGGGCCTGGTGGTGGCGCTACAGGTGAGATACCACTTACGATTGAGTCCCCAGCGACGCCGTCCCCAACGGTTGTGATCCCTGTCGCAGATCACATGCTGTTCAGCACACCCCCGGCATTGCCTGCGTTTCCTCGGGTCGGGCAGGCCACGTTACTTGGGGCGGTAGCTGTTGACTCGACGCTGGGGTATGCGCTTGATGTAACCGCATCGGGATCGGTTACCTTGAGCCCTGTGTCTATGCCGGCGGGCGCTGTGATTGGTGGTGTATTGAGTCGCGAGTTAGGTGCAGTCGCCGCAGGTTATTCGGTATTCACAGATATAACGTTTAATAGGGCCGGAACTTACGTGCTAGATGTGGTGCACGAGAGTCCGGCAGTGGTCGCCACTACATCGCCATCGCTGACACTGTTCGTATTAAACAACGCACCGACCGTTACCAGTTTGATGCCGGATAATACCGACCAGGGTACGCAAAGTCTCACGCTCCAGGTTTTCGGCACCAACTTCGTTGAGACTGACACGGAGGTGTTACTTAGCGGGTTTCCCCGGCCTACGACTTATGTAAGCCCGGGTGAAGTCACTGCGCTACTCGGCGCGTCTGACTTTCTTGTACCACAGGCTTACGGTATTTCGGTACTCACGAACCAGGGTGGTGGCGCCAGCAGTGCACTTACGTTCACGGTCAATGGCGGCGTCGGTTCAGGATTGGCTGAAGAGGACCTATCCCCAACTATCCGTGTTCTTGGCCCAGACACGTACCAACGGGTCTTGCCTGTAGAAGGTTCGGTCCTGACCGCTGCGATGGGTCAAGCCCTGCATCGAGCTATTGAGCTGACCGGTAAGGCCACGAACGGAGCCCCGATCCACGTTTATGACGGGTCGGTCGGCGCTATCGAGGTCATCGAGATTAGCGCAGGTGCCTACAGCGCCCTCGGTGTACGCCCGGGCGCTCAGCCTGTGGCAGCGCTTAACGTTGACATGGCTTGGCCCCCAGATGCGCTCCACCCATTGGTGATTCGGGCTGCGAAATGGACCACATCGACGGTCCCGGTCGGCGCGCAGGTCGGGGCACCCGAGCCGGTGGTGCTTATGCCCCCTCCTAACGACGTCAACAACTCTGGTGATACTCTGGGTCACATCCGAAACCCGTTGTCATCGTATTGGCACCTATACGACATCAACATCCTGACGGCGTCACGCACCGGAATGATCACGATGGACAACAAAGGCTCTGGTACGGGTATTTCCAACCCTACCTACAGTTGGCTCGGTTGGCACTTTACACGTTGCCCGTTGCTGGGTCGTCATGACCACCGCACGTATCGACTCGATCATAACCGCTGGATTGTTGGGGCACAGGAACCTGTCGCAGCTCTGGCCCAGTTTGACAACGATGGTTCGGTGCTGCCGGCTAAGACTTGGGCACTTGACGACCTGCATCGTGCCCGGTTTGGGCGCCGGCTCACATCCAGTAACGGCTTTGCATCATCGTGGGCATCGCTCACCTCAATTCCTGCTGGTCAGATTACAGCAATCCACTCAGCCGTGTTCGTTGACCCGAGCCAGAACGTACACCGGGTCGGTTTGGCGTCGACTAGTGGTGATAAGCTCGTTCATATCGGCCTAGGGCTATTTGACCCGCTAGAGCCGGGTCTTGCGGCGCTGGGTACCGATGATTTCATCAAGGCGGCGCCGTTCAACCCGATCACATCCCCTTTGCAGTACGCTACACCGCCGTCGCTGAGCTATACCATGGATGTGACGTGGCTTACCAACGGGTCGTTCGACGGCGTTCCCGGGGCTGGTGGGACGGTACAGGTTTGGGATCGTGTCGACGACACCACGTTAAGTGCGGGCGCCGTTCTGACGTCGGCCGGCACTTTCAGCGTGCCATTGACCCACGGCGTGTCATCTGCCTTCATTTCGCTCACGGGCGCGGGGTCTTTCGCGTTCCGCGCCACAATCAAGGACGAGTTGGGTAATGCCGTTAAGGACCCGGCCAACCCCGATGCCGACCTGACTCGGAACGCTCTTATTCAGGTTACTCAGCACGGAATGAGCGCGTCACCAGCATCTATTGCTGTCGTCTATGACATTCCAGATCTTGAAGTGATCGCGTTATCCAACGTTACCTGGGCTTTGGACACGAACTGGACCACGGAGCCGTTCAGTGTAATCCTGGAGGCACGGACCGATCAAGGTCAGCTATCGATGGAGGTTGATGGCGCGGTTCGTGTCTCGATCAAGAGCGTGAAGACGGTCGAGGGCGTGGACATCACCCCGACCCCATACATTCTGTCCACGGAGCAGGATCACCTAATGCGTGGTGGTGTCTGCCACGTTATGGACCTGCATCCACAATTTACATCTACTGGTCCGGGTGATCTCCAGGCGATTCTAAGCGCGTCGGCTTATAGCTACGCGATCATGACCCTGGCTATGACCCCAGTCGGTACAGGGCATGTTAGTCTCGATTCACAGGAATTCACGTATGAACTCGGTGTCTGGCCCCCGGGCGGCCAGCGTGGTACAGACCCTTCGGCGCTTCCTGCCACGCTTCAGACCTACCCGTGGGCGGCCCGGCTCACTGACAAGGCGTGGTTAGGGCCTGTTGTTGATGATAACTGGCTGGCTTTAGCCCCTAATAGCGCAATCTCGGCGATTGAGACCAACGCGCCGGCTCTGGCTAAGATCAAAACCGCGACAGGGTTGCCATTTTGGTCCGGCTGGCCTGGTGATCCGGCGCACCCCAATTTCCGGCTAGGTTATCAAGCGATCTACCCTGACCCGTCGATATGCCCAAACCTGACCTACGTCGGCTACCCCGCGACGGTGGCGTCTACCAAGTGGGCGGCGCTCCCGTTCTACTGCGACGACTGGGTCTATGAAGGCGGCCTAGTCATAAATATTGAGCAAGAGCACGGTTTCTACTTTCATAACACGGCTGGTGACACCGCGGTCAGGGATTCCACCATTATGAACGTCGGGCGTACTGCGATCCAGAAGGCAGATAGACGGCTCGAGAACCCGTATTCTGATGTAAACGACCCGAATGACACCGGAGGCCCCGGCCGTGGTGTGTTCCGGGTCAGTAACAATACGATCATGGAAACGGGCCTGAACGATGGCGGCGGCTCAATCACACTGGCCGGGCATGGGCCGGACGGTGAGTTGATCGTGGAGGGCAATGCAGTGTTCAACGGCTATGACGATTCGTTAGCCGCTATTCGCAACATCTCTGACGGTATGTTTGGGGCCTCGATGACGGTATGGGGTGAGGCTTTAGCATCGACAGGTAGTACCACATTCACGCTCTGGAGCCTCGGGTTCAAGACGAACGGTTACCAGCAGTGGAACCCGTTCCTGCTGCGGTCTAATGGGGCTCCGGTATTCACCTATGCCGAAATCCAAGCCAACCTGGCTCATAAACTCGATTACTTCGGAGCCCTAGGTGTTGTTGGCGGAGACGGGACCCCGGTGCCTACCCCAACCTGGTACACCGACCTTCTCTACGGCTACCCGATGATGACTTACGCGGGCCAAGTTCTCGGGCTTACAGCGGATGACGGTTTCGCAGGCGCTAGTCCACAGGTGTATTTAGGGCTTACGCCGGACCCGATCTACGGTATGGGCAGCCCGACATACGGGAGCATGCACCAGAACGGACGGGTCACAGTTCGTAATAATCTGTTTGAGACCAACACTCCGATCCAGGGCCGGTCCTGGTCCAGCGCCCTACCTAGCCTCAACCCATATGTATCGGTTTACGCATCTGGGACCACATATAGCAACACGCCGACCGTGATCCTTGGCGACATGCGTGAGTTGATCTTCGATAATAACACGATTCACCAGTCGGGTAGCAATGCGTTGTTCCTAGATGAGACCGTCTCGGTCTGGACTAGTCCCCTGGAGAAAACGTCAACGCCGCCGTCCGGTATCTCTGGCGGCGACAAGCGCCTGATTATGAAGAATGCGCCTATCTGGCAGCTGTCTGGTGGCGGGAATATTATTCCAGGCCAGATACTGCGCTTTGGCGTGTCGGCACCGGCTGCGCTTATTCAACAACTCACGAGCCCTGCCACCTGAGCGGGCTTTGATTCGGCTTTACACTATGGTTGGCGCTTCATACAACCCACGACTGGTACCGGAAACCAGTACCAGATCTATTAGGATGATTCTGTGAAGAAGATTAAGTTTGCAAATGGCATGAAGCCGCTGACCGCGGACATGGACTCAATCCACGAGTTAACAGAGGCTGCACTCAGCACTTTGATCCAGGCTCTGACCAGCGGAACCAGCGGTAAGGTGCTATTCGACAACAAGCCGCCGTCAGGTACCTATGACGCAGGTGCAGGTAGTATCAAGGTCACGGTCCCAGCCCAGTACTACTCGGTGCTAGGCACTGTGGTCCGGCAAGACGCGACCGAAATCACAGTAGCGGCGGGCTCCACTGACATTCAGATTGGTGTGTACTTGGTGGCAGGTACCAAGGGGGAGAACGAGACGCGTAACTTCCTCACTATTGACCCGGTTTCGGGCCAGGTTATTCAACAGGATCTGACTCACGAGCTCTATGTCGACGACAGTTCGCGGGTTCTACTCACAACAGTGTCAGATTTAGTCACGGCGGTACACGAGCCCACACTGGCTGAGGATGACTCTGGATTTGTTAGGCTAGGCACTATTCGGTTCACAGCATCGACCGGCGCCATCTCGGTTATTGGTAACACGGTTGACACCTACGCATTACCTGGCGGCACTACGGTCCCGGTTGAAGACCACGGCGGCACGCACTTGCCTGGCGGTTCCGATCCACTTCCGGTGAGTGCCCTTAGTGGCGGTGCTGATGGTGGTAGTACCGCAGGGCTTCTACCCACAGGCGGGCTCACTGCTATTTTAGGGTCTATCCAGGATGTACTGCCGGCGGATTCGGCAGCGTATATCCAGATTTTGACTCAGGGTGATAATTCTAATGATGGCTCGGATCTCGACGCCAGGACGGCCACAATAGACCTGCGTCTTGCCGAGTCGCTGACTACGGCTGACTCAGGCGGCGTGATCCGACTCGCGGTATCGCAGGCGCCAGCTTCTGCGCTCAAGGGATCGAGCGACCGAAGCGCGCGGGAGGACCACATCCACCCTCTGGTCGAGTCTGGATTCATATTCCAGCAGATATCGTTGGACCTCAGCGCTAACAAGCTGGGTACCGTGATCCCGTATACGGTCACGGCAGCGGCTTCCGGGCAGCCGGCCGCTACCGTTGCCAAGATTATCTCGGTCGTAGCTATGTGGCAGCCGCCGAATATCAAGAGTGGGTATGAGAACCGTAGCATCGCGGCTGGCTGGGGCTTGGTTAGTTATGCTGGGTCATTGACCACAGTGGGGTGCAGGGCGCTAATCACGGGTAAGAACACGTTTGAGCTAGAGATTGGTGCTCTTGGCGCAGCTCACGCATCCAATGCCGCGATTCAGGCGATTAATAACTCGGATTCCGACGGTTCGGCTGCGTGGACTAACCCAACCTACCCATCTAGTGGCGAGTTCGCGAACACCGGCAAGATCTTTTTATTTGTCACAGCACTCCGCGCCGGTGCTGCATTACTGGAGCCAGGTCAGTAATGGGCAACATGATCAAGCTTAAGCAGCCTGCTGATATGCTTATACGTCATGCTGGTTAGTCATCAAGCAGCCGGCCGCTCTTGGTCGCCGCGGTGTAACGGGGTGGACCGGGCATGATCCCTGACCAAGTATCCGTCTTGCACGCTACATTCAAGGGGCGATTACGCATCTACAAGAGCGCGACCTGCCCTAGTCTTGATCAAGGCTGGCCGACACCGGTTCTGGATAAGCCCAACCTGGTCGTTGATACGGCTCAGGATATGGTCTTAGGCTTGCTCAAGCGTCAGTTTACGGACTACGCGCCGGCCTATATCGTTTTAGGTTCTGGAGGTGATCTCGAGCAGGTCTCGAAACAAGACTTCGGCGCTCGTGTAGCCCCTGCGGTATCTGACACATCGGTACGGGCTGTCGTGGCCAGGCTTCCCATTATCCAGATCACGCCGGACCCTGATGATGAGACTAGCTGGGATTACATCACCATTGCCCGGCCTCACGAAGCTAACACCACCGCCCTTAACGAGTTGGGTTTAGAGACGGCGAACAATACTCTGATCTCCCATGTCGTCACAGATCCCGAATCTGGTCAGGTTCGGGCCCAGAAGTTTGTCAAGAGTAGCCTCGAATACCTCGTGGTCCGATGGACCATGACCTTCACTCTGAGTTGATGAGCCAGTCGATCACCACGGCATACCACGCGCTCGATACGTCGAAGCAGCATAATAAGCGCTACAATGGCGTGATCCGGCCTGGGGTCTATGCGGGGTATTGGGCTCGCGCCAACGTGGGTCAACCCAATCTGATTGACCTAACCCTAGGTGCTGATACCAGCAGCGTGCTAGTCACATCTGAGGGTGTACGCATTGAGGAGACGTCCCCTCTATTTGCGGTAGCCGCTGTAGCAGCCGCTGATTCCAGCTTGACCAGGATTGATCTCCTCGTGGCTGAGTATCAATACACGACTGACACCACGATCGAGCAGAGCTACAAGCTGATCAAGGGGAAGAACCAGACCAATCTGAGCGCGGACCCAATCCGGCCTATGGTCTCGAACCAGTTCCAGGTCCCACTAGCCTGGATTATGGTCCGACCACAGCAGGCCACCGGTGGTTCAGTCCAGGCCAAAGTCTTGAGTACAGACATTATCCACGTGCCTAAGGCGGCGTGGGCGGCTGCGCCAGCTGATCTCTCTGGTCTCAAACCTGTGATTGATCCCAACGACTCTCGGCGCGTGTTTGTGCACGAAGGCGTAATGCCCAACGTGGACGGGACTCGTGTGATCTCGTTCACGGGCGGGTATAGCGGTGTGATAGATGCTGTTAACCTCGACGACCTCGAGCAGCGTTGGTACACGATTGGTGTTGATGATCAGGGTGATGTCGAGGTGCTTGGTGATGCGGCGACACGCGCTGCACTACCGGAGCTAACCAGTGCTAGCATCCCGGTGGCGCATGTTCGCGGTCAGAAGATCGGTGGCCAGCTTCAGCTGCTTGAGCTCATCGACATTCGTCTTACGTTTAGTCGTCAATTATCGCAGGAGCAGGAGAGCTACACATATCGTGATCTTCTGGCTGGCTCTGTGTTCCGCTACCTGCGTGTCGAAAAGTTTGTCGACGACGCCCTGATCAATCTCGATACGGTCCAGTTTGCCGCATCTGGGTCATCTGACGACCTGATGGCCGAGATCGATAGCTCGAATACGAGCCTGACCCTGGTCTGGAGCGGGGCGACGTCGGTCCCGACCGAGGAGGTGTCAATCGTGACCGGTAACCTGCTGAGTGCCACCACAATTAGCCGTGTTGAACACTTCATGCTGGCTGTAGACGCTAGTTTCGACAATCTCGAGTTCCGTTACAGCACGAGTTCGGCTACCTCCGGGTTCAGTACGACGCGTCACAGCCCGAGGGAGATCGTTCGGATCCAATTTAACGGGGCTACCAAGCTCTTCATCAAGTTCTTGGTCCCGGTCTCCGGATTCGTGTCTGGTAAGGCGCGTCTGTTTAGTTACGGAGCCCTAATCAACCTCAGTGGTGGCGTAGCCAACGCACAGACTTTGGGTGATCTTGGGTTGCTCGCGCTCCCGAACTCGGTCAACAACTTGATTGCCAATGGGTCGTTTTATTACTGGAGTCGGCAGCTAGCTAACGGCACCGTACCCGACCTCACTAGCCAGGACGATCTGATATTCAGCCTCAGCTCGGGTGATGACTACCCGCTGGTCGCCGATGGTTGGCAAATGACCAAGTTCCAGAACCCGATGGCCGGCGAGGCTGCGTCCAGGGTGACGCGTGACCAAGGTGACGGTACCGTAGCTACTGCGCTCGAGCTAATCACAGCTGCTGCGACGTCAGCAGGTTCTGTTAGTGTGATGGAGTACAGGATACCGGTTGGTGCGGAGATCCAGGGTCAGTACTTGACTTTCGCGATTGGGTTCGAGACAACCACGCCACAAGCCCTAGGCTTCGGCATCGCCCAGTACTCAAGGTCATCAAGCGGGCTTGTGCTCAAGACTAAGGACGAGGCCTTTGCCCAGACAGCATCCGGCGAGACTTATGTGAAGTCATCGACCGCGATTGGTCCGGATACGGATCAGATCAGTTTTTATGTGATCATGATCGCTAGCACGAGCGATGTTACGCATAGGCTCTGGGACGCGCGGGCGGCTGTCGGTGAGTTCTCGGTGCTACCTATGCTCAAGGTGCTCGACGCGCCTGGTGTCCTGCGGCAGTATTACGAACGTGGTCGCATCTTCTCAGCCCAAAATGTAGTTGAGAATACGCAGGTAGGACAAGCCCAGCAGTTTGGGACACCGAAGGCCGGCTCCTTGGGCGTTATTGTTGGTCGCACGGTTCCGGGCCCTAGTACGAACCGATCGAGTAATGTAGGCGATCTTATTTATTCCGCGGACCGTCATGGTCTGCTCGTCACCGCGAGTGCTAGCTCAGCTGGTATCGTTACTATAGACGCCGACTGGGAGAGCTTCGTCAAGTTTGAGGCCAGTGTTCAATGAGTCAAGTTACGCCTGTGCGCTCCGGGACTGCAATTATTAGTAACGTCTACGAGAAGACGGCTACTGATGGGGATGTGACTAACTTTCTAGGGGCTAATGCCGGCCTCCAGCAGCTTTTTAGAGCTACGGAGGATACAACCAGTCCTGTAGCGCATAGTTATGGCATTGAGGTCGCATCAGCGCCGTCGGTCACCGACGGCTACGGCAATGTTCTTAAGACTTATGACTTCGATCTCGATTTCAGCTATTTGGTCGGTGCCCACCAGCTCCTGGTCGCATTAAAGGCGCGTTTTGGCGTCAGTAATCCTGACCAACAGCCAGCCTACGCGTACGCACTAGTACCTAATAAGTCGGTCAAGGACACGGACCCCACATTCTCTGAAGAGGAGACTTGGTTCGAGGAAATCGACTCAAGCACTGTACGAGTGCACAATCTTCGGTCTGATCGGGTTATCCTGTGCCTAGTACCGCACACGGCGGTGGCGGCAGTCAGCAAGGAAAAGATCACTGTCAAGAATCAGGGCAACAACGAAGGGGTTGAGCTTGAGGGGCCGGGTGATGGTGTGCTCATGCGCAGTCCAAACGGCAGTCGGTGGTTGTTGCGGGCGTCGGATGGCGGCACAGTCACCATGGATCCACGCTGAATCGTGTGTAATGGCGTTATTTATGCGGTGTACAATCATTAATAACAGCCGTATGTATCGGATCTGTGTTGCTGCGCGACTCGTCATCGCGCCTATCCTCATGTTGAATCTAGTATCCGGCGTTGTGCTTTCGAATTCGATGCAGGCCGGTGCTGATGTCCAGGCTACGCCTAGCGGCATTTATATCCCGCTATCGATCTATGTCTCATCGTTGCTTGCTGTGGCTATCGCGACCTGGACCGTGGCGCGTTACGACATGTCAAGGATTCGTCGCATGGAGATGCTTGAGTCCACGTTGCTAGCCATCCAGGCCGAGCTCCGGAGTTCCCGGGAGCCCAACTCTGAGGTTAAGTCATAAATACGACGCTATTTTTAGCAGGTCTAATCAGCGGCCTAGAGAAGGTGTCGGCGCGTATCCGGCGTATGCCGACTATGGCCGTGCTTGAGGCTAATCGCGTCCGTCTCACGCCAGGAGAGCGCGCGGCTGCCCTGGAACGAGGGGCGGTCATGCGCTACCCGTGGCGCGGTGATAGGTTTATTAGGGACGCCGCAGTATGGAAGTCGGTCACGCCTGATGGTAAGACTTGGTACGTGACCAACACGTCCAAGTCACACCAGGCCCGGCCAACGCTTCGCGGTGCTATTAGCGTCTATAACTCAGAGGCCAAAGGGCCGTCATGAGCCGCGGATTTACCAGCACGTACCAGGCTGTAAACCTGATCCGTAACGGGAATCTCGATATGGTCGAGACGCGTGAGGACGGGACTAAGGACGCGCACTTCTGGCATATGACCGACTTGAGCCAAGTCGAGTCACAGACCACGGTGGTTGATAACATGCTTGAGTTGGTGCAGGTTGAGCCGGGTGTGGCGCCAGCCAACCGGTTCCGGATTCAGCTCGCGGCAAGTAAGGCGGCTCTGTTGTACCAGGACCTGCGCCGATCAGCTTCGACCCACGTTATGGATTTTCAGGTTCCATTGACACCAGGCTTGCGCTCATCGCTTGCATCAGGCTACCTCTCTACCGAGACTCACACGCTACCCGCCGCTAATTACACGCTAGCATTTTCTATGCGTGTTACCCAAGGCGAGGTGCGCATCAATGCAGCAACCTGGGACCTACACGGGGTGCGCACTGTGCCTACCTATATGCCTGGTGGCGGTGAAGTGGTGGCTGGTCCAGGGTCATCCTGGAAGCGCAGCGTGTTAACGTTTACGACCGATCAAGGCCTAGGCCAGGTCGGTCTCGAGCTCAGGCGCGTTGCTGGTCAGGATCTTACTGTGGTTGAGATAGGCCTCGTAGCGCTGGCCCTGGGCCGGTACCGGAGCTTGCCGTACACTGGTGATCCGCTGGTTGGTGCGCTGCCAGTCGGTGCTATTATATTAAGCCTGGGTCAGGCCTGTCCACCGGGTTTTGTCGAGCTCGGCGAGGGGGGTCTAGAGCCGCTTAGCGACTGGACCAGTGACGAGCCCGCTGTAAAGGCGCGCAAAGGTAATTACCCACGTTCCGGTAGCGAACAAGTGGGCACAACGACCCACGGTGTAGATCAGCTCGAGTTAGCCCCTGGTCAGACTGACGCGCTAAGCTTCTACGGGCCTGATAGTAAAACGGCGAAGGACGCTAACTTGGTGGATATGGGGTTTGCCAACCCCGCGGTGGATAAGCCCGGAGGCCCCCAGGGAGCTCCGCTACACGAGCACTCGATGGAGGCGGCCGGAACCCGGCCCGTGAGTCGCAGTTATCTATTCTGCAAACGAATCTGATGCGTATCAGTACGATGGGCCAGAGCCATACGCTGAATCTGTTGAGAAACGGGGCGTTATCTCGCGGCAGCGCCTATTGGTGGGGCAGCTATTTGCGCCACAAGCGTATTGGTGGGTCGCAGGGCCAGGGTACAGTCAATGCGCCGGAGTACGGCCTTGAGGTGTTCCGTGCGGCTGATACCAGCTATCCAAGTACAGTCACGGCGGGTGCTCACCAGTGGTTGGATCGACCGGATCTATTTACGTACCCAAGCCGGCGCGTGATCAGCGGCCTTTTGGTCAGCCCCTTTGCTCCGGATAGAGCTATGTTACAGGTCCTGCAAGGCTTGACGGCGGTCGACGGTGCCGTGCTAGCGGCTAAGCCGGCCCCGGTTGGTGCTTTGACCTATGTGGATCTATTCCAGCACCCTTTCGTGCATTTGGACACAGACCAGACCCGTGTCAATATCGCGGCCGGGAGTACGCTGCCGCTAACCGACAATAACCAGGCCGGAGCAAGCGGGCTGTACCGGGTCGGTGCGTTGCTCGAGAATCGCAGTGGTACGGCTATGGACACGCCTTACGACTTTGGTGCGCCAAATGTGAACCAGTACAGCTACCACGGGCTTGAGATCAGCCCGCTCGGTAGCGCGGGTTACGAGCCGCTAATTACGGAGCAGACCTGGGGGGTTGTCAGTACCTGGGTCACGGTTACTGATGGTGTGGTTACGGTCACGATCCAAGCAGCCAAAGCAGTGATCGAGGCTTTGGTTAGGCCGCAGCCCGGCTCATCCGGGATCCAGGTTGGTGACGTGTTCACCATGGTGGCGCCGTCACTGCTCTCAGGTTCCATTGTTAGCGTATCGGTACTGGCGACCCAAACCACCGTGGTCTTGATTCCGCTTACTAACTATGGCCAGGTCGTAATCGAGCCGTTCTCGTCTGATATAAATCCGGAACAGTGGGCGATATACACGACATCTACGGCCACTGTGACCAGGACCTTGCCGCTCTATTCATATGACTTCACATTAGGCTACACTTGTCGGATCAACGCTGGCTACGGCGTACCAGGCGGGTCCGCCATGTCATTCCACGTCCTTGACGGCGACGCTGTGGAGGGTATGGGGCGAGTCAGCACCACAGTACCGCGTGTCATAGGTCAAACTAAGGTAGTGAACCTGATTGCAGACCAAGACACGGTAGACGGGGCCTGGCAGCGCAGACTGGAACGTCACGTACGGGAATCAGCGGCTCCGATTGAGGGCCGGCTTGAGCTTTGCATTGAGCCGCCGGCGGGCTCGATCGACGATTACCCAACGCCACTATCGTCGTTACCAAATGCCGTGTTCTGGGCTTGGTTTACGGAGGCCACTGGATCTAATCCGGACCTTAACGACCCACCGGGTACCGTGGACCAGGTTCCGCATTTCAAGATTGAGTGCCCATACGACATTAACAACCCACCGCAGCTGATCGAGTGGTCATCGGGTTTCAAGACGTTTTCGATTACAACATTCGGTGACCCAACTGAGCTTTATGACTTCTACACATGGATCCCGCCACTACTGCAATTACCGAGCTTCACGATAGCCGCTGCTAAGCTTCAGGCTGGCCTATTTTCGATCTATGTGGAGTGGGACGTGGACACATTTGGCCCACTACCATCCATGGACGGGTTTCACGTAGGCTGGCTAGATGAGTTCACTGCCACCTGGGGGTTCAACATCAAGGGTCTGAAGGGGTCCGGCGGTCGATCATTGATCAGCGACATTTACCTAGCACACGGCGACTTGGCACAGCGCATGGAACAGCGCGATGATATATCTACCCCAGTCACCGGGCCGTTGACCAACACGGTCTCGATCGATCCGCTGCGTCAAGGCATTGATCTAGTTGACCACGTGCTTCCGCCTGGGACTGTCATGCTCTATGCTGGAGGCGGTACGTGTCCTCCGGGCTTCAAACGGGTTGAAGGGTTTCCAGGTGTAGCGCTACCAGGGATTGGGGCGGCGGCGGCGCTCGCTTTAGACCAAGCTACAGTGACCTACCTGGCAGCCCAGGACCGAACCCGGTTCTTGTGGGTTGGCACGGACTTTCCACTGCTCGATGAAAACGGACTCCAGGTCCAGATACCGGAGCTGGCTTTATCCGTGAGCAAGCCTATTCCAGGATTCCCCGAATCAAGTGAGGAGGTCGCGTTTGCTCCTGTACAGCAGGTGGTGCAGCCTGGTATGTCGCTGCGGATCCCAGACTTCTTGATTGACCCAGCGATTCTCGCCTCTGACCAGCTCTTCACGACGCAGACTGCCGGCAGTATGTTAGGTCTACCCAGCTCCAGCTCAGTCGACATTCTCCGACCCAAGGAGCCGTTGTTCAAGCGCATGGCTCTCGAGATCTGGTGGCGTCCCACATCTGGTCTGGTCCAAAACAGCGAGGCTGCGATCAGCTGGCTATTCCGTAAGGCTAAGAATATCGGCAGTGATGTGGTCGGCTGGGGCGCCGGTTTCAGAAATGACGTGCCTAGTTTTAAGAAGCTGACCTGGAGAATTCAAACAAACGGGTCTCTTGGTTTCCGCAACGACGAGTACACGACATTCTCTGAGGTATTTACAACGGACGGCGGCTCTGGTAACATGCTCCACCTATTGATTGAGTTCGGTGTCCCGAGCTCGGGTACGGCAGGTGCGCCAGGCGCTGGCGGGACCGCAGATTTGCGGATACTGCTGAGCAATACGGATATTTACGCGCTGGTCGATGAGGCTCACAACTTTGGTGTAAACCAGGCTGGTGGTGACCTGACACCCGGAGCTCTGCTCCGTATCGGGGAGACGCCGGATGTGGGTGCTGACAGTTCTGGTTATATCAATGTACCGTTTGGCGCTATTGTAGATAACTTCCGACTATTCGAGCTTGATAGCGCGCCCCTGACGTCTGATGACAGGGTTGCGCTCTGGAACGGTGGCAAAGGCCTCTCAGTAGTGCCTATCAACCTACAGAGCCGACTCATCACGGAGCTCCGCTTAGATGAGGGTTTTGGGACTGTGGCGTCGGACACAGCGCCTGTTAGCTGGACTACGCCGGCTACTGTTATCGGATCAGCAACGTGGCTGGCTGGTTATATCCAGGCCCAAGGTGGTTCGGATTTCGATGCTGATGACTATCGAGCCCCATTCGAAGACAAGGATCGCAGTTATCTTGTGACGCGGGTCGAGTCAGTGCTTAACGAGGCCGAGGGCGTGTTTGAGTCTGGGACCCCCTACACAGCCACCAACAACGGGCCGGGCAACGGGCAGGGCACGGTACTATACCCGTTCGCTGTAGCAGATAGTGAGCTGATGGCGTCTGATATCAACGAGCCGGTGCTTGGTCCGGGCTTCGCAGGCCAGACTGAGACCTTTGCTGACGGTACTGCCATGAACGTGATGTTCTGGCTCGCTAAATTCTTCAAGGGGTTGGTGCAGAATGTTCAAACGTTCATTCCTATTTTGACTACGACACCACCAGACTGGGCGCCCCAGGTAGGTGATGTCTACTTTATTGATTGGTACAATACAGATACCCCAACGATTCATAGTGGCCACTTTCTGGCACGGGTCACAGATATCAATTACGAGCCGGCCTCTGGTTACGGAAACGGATACAGATATACGTTTGAGCGCTACGATGGACGTCATATCGAGCTTTCAGCCGCGGAGTACGCCCTGCTACAATGGGGGTCCGCTAGTGGCGGCCATAAGGGTCAGATTAGAATCCGACCTGCCAAGCTATTCGGGGTGGGGCATCATGTCGTGGATACAAGCACAGGTAGTATCATTCCACAAGGCGTGGTGCGGCACTCAGTTGCTTACAATGGGGTCAAGTACTGGGTCGTGCGCAAGCTTATCAATGACCTATTGGTCGAGGTTCAGGGCCGCGCGCCGATCCCAGATGGTCTCGAGGCCGTGCGTGTCGAGGCTACCGGATACTTGCGTTACGACGACCCACTCGACACCATGGACTACGGAGCTGGAGGGCATAGCCATCGTATAGGGCAGCCCTTGACTGCCGCTGATGATCTTATCCCTAGGATCTCCGAGACTGGGGCGCTGAAGCTGGCGCCTTACGTGTCTATGGCCCAGAACCATGATCACGGATTTCTGAGCCAGTATAGGTTCCCACTACCAGAGTTCCGTATCCTCACCGCCTGCCTCAAGCTCTAGGTCATGGCTCTCCCCGACGTACCGGTACTGCACTTGCTTTCGGCCAGCGACCGAGGCCGCCTGAACGTGCTGCATAATGGGGGCTTCACAGCGTACCCGGCCGGGCTTGGGGTAGTCGAGGATACGCTCGAACTCCGCAAAGGAATTGGCACGACTGGCGTCTTGCGTTACGACCTGATTGATCAGCGTCTGTATCGAGCGGTATCCGCATCTTTCTCGATACCGGCGTCGAGTAGTGGTGAGCACGTGCTTGGGCACTGGGCCGTGTACGGCAGTGGTGGTTCGGTTGAGATCGCGCCCATCGATAGTGCGACTGGGGCTGCCTTGACCCCTATCGATGGTGGTAACCTCGCCCGTTTCTCCTTCACAGAGTCTGGAACCATCACACTGTCCCAACTCATTACGGACCCGGCTCCGCTACGGGGCGAGAATTTGAGCTTGACCTACACCGGCCGCAGCTTTGCGGGCACAGTCAAGGTCAATACCCGGGTCCTGGTCGACGGGGTTCAGGTCGGGGCTCTGCTCCAGCAGTCTCAAACTTTCGGAGCCTATCGCCGGCCGCAGTTTGATACAGCAATCCCAATCACTGCCAAGGTCATTGAGGTTCGATTTGAGCTTGAGGCAGGCCCGGGCGCGTCGGTTGGATTTTCAGGTATCGCCGGGTTTCCGGGGCCTACCGGACCATCAGCTAGTTACACACCTAGTATCGTGGACTTGACCATCCCGTCAGGTACAGTAATTCTATGGGAGGGTCTCGTGTGCCCAGCTGGGTATCGGCAGCTCCCTGGTAGCGATCAACGCATGATACTACTAACCGGTGGTCCGGCAAACATGCTGTCGGCATCTGGTGAGGCTATCTTCATAGGGGGGCAGGATACACACGACCACCACCCGGAGGGCCCGGTTGACAGCCTTGAGACCCCGTTAGGTGCGACGCATGGCACCGACGTGCCAATCCCATTTGAGTCCCAGACGGCTGTGCACGGCGTGGCGTTCGGAACCCAGGATCAGTACCCGGGTGAGAAGCCCGTTATAGCCCTTGGTGTGAACCATACACACCAGACTCGAACCTTGATGACAGCCGTCCCCCCGTGCTTCCCTGTCCGGTGTTGTGTGAAAATCTAGTGTCAGCTCCAGCTATAACGCTCTATTATCAAAGCGACTGCGGCTTATGCCCGGCTGTAATTGAGGCCTGTGCATCTCGGGCAGAGGCTCTAGGTGCGCCTATCCTTATCCGTAAGCCGACGTTAGAGGAACTGAGGTCAGGGCGTATCCCTGGTTATCCAGCTCTTTTCGTGCCGGCTGGGGTCAAAGGCCTGGCCCGCCCCTACCTTCTCGTCGGAGCCGGCCTCGAAAACCTCCTTGACCAGTTATTGAGTTCTACGGATGGCTGACCTCAGGATTATATCTCAGACCCTCCCACTACTTTTTGTGGGGGATGACTACGCGGTCCGGCTCCAGGCCCGCGGTGGTACTGCTCCGTACACGTGGACATTAGACTCCGGCGCGCTCCCAAATGGGGTCAGCCTCGATGCGTCAACCGGTGAGCTCTCGGCGTCGGCTGTAGATCTACTTGCAACCGATGTAGGCGATTTTACGCCTACGTTCCTGGTTACAGACGCGGTCGCGACTACCAGCAGCCTATCGGTTACGCTCACGTTGCGACCTGCGTCATACCGCAGGGTCAGTGCCGTGTTACTAGACCCCAGGCTCGAATCACTACTCTCTATTTGGGATGTCGGTGTAGCGTCCCGTGCGCAGATTGTAGCACACTTTGCGCAGGGTCCGGCCTATACCGCGATGACGCCTGCCGGCCTGTTCAAAGAGGATGTCTGTGTTCACTACGCAGATCAGATCTGCTATAGTCAGACCACCGCAAGTCCGCAGAGCCCCGATACGGGCCCTGATCAGACCGTATGGGACAAGCTACAAGAGTTAGACCAGGGCGGGAAGATACTAGCTGAGCCTAAGATCATCACGATTACGGCTTATAGTTCGACCGAGACATCCGACACGCCTCAGATCGTCTCAGGTTTTGGCCATAACAGCGCATTACTTGGCGAAGGCCTAGGGCTTCACATTGTGGGCCACGATTACGGCCCAACTTACGGCAGCCCTGAGGATACGCTTGGATATTTCGCGCTAGCACAACGCTTTACGCTTCCAGGGGCGGCCAGCCCGGCTAGTGTGACATTGTACCTGAGTCGGTACAGTAGCCCCGCGACGCTAGGTAACCTGGTCGTAGGGTTGTCCACAGCGAGCCCCGGTAATGTGCATATCCCGGCTGGTACTACATCGAAAGCCTGGGGCGACGGTTCGTCTCTCGTCGCCAGCGGCTCTCTGAGCTTGGCTGATGTAACTCTTGATACAGCCAGGACAGCGTGGACGTCGGCTAACGCGTATTCGGTCACGCTAAACATGAATAGCCCGTATACAGGGCTTGATGCGAATCGGAACTACTACCTTGTTGTTGGCGCTGACTTCAGCGGAAGCCCTTTCCTAGAGATTGCAGCCTCGGTTGATGATGTAGCCGATCTGGTCCCGGGTAGTGAAGCCGTGGCGCTGACCGCTGGTACCGGTAGCCCGTACCACAACCCGGGTATTACCGCCAGCCCGGTACTTTACGTACCGTATGAGCTTGCGGCTAGTCCAGTTGAGGTGACGGGCATTGCTTTCAAGCTAACGGCGGCCTGGACCGACCCCATTGTGGGCGTTGTGGCGCTATCCGAGGTGGATCCGTACGCTACCGGCCCCACGATCTATGACCGGTACTGGGTTGGTACCACGGATATGTCCGCGGCTGATACTAGGGACATCGCGTTCCGGATTATCGACGGCTATGAGCGCACAAGCGGTAGTCCCGTACTGGATCAAACCAACTTTGATGAGCTGGTCGATGCCTACGGAAACCAGGCTAGTATTGTCGAGGTGCAGACTACTACTGGCGTTGAGGTTGTGCCTAGTGGGGGTGGCCAAACGGATGCCGACGGCTTTCTCACGACGGGTGGCGCACGGCTCCGTGTCCAGCTTTTACCGAATTCTCGTGGAACTCTTCCAGAGCTCCCATTCCGCGTCTTGGCCGGGAGTCGTCGAGCTCTTGCCAACTTGAGCGCGGATAGTCTGATCCGTACCGCGAACAAGACGGGGTCGACTGACGCGGCTGTTCTGGCTGCTATTGCCGCAGTCAACCCGTCGAACCCGCTTCTGAGCCTGAGCCAATCTCTCAAACCAGACGCATCAGGCAACATTGAGCTCACGACGGGTAGTGGCGCTTTGGCTTGGGTCCTGAACGCCGGCTCATTTACAGCTGAGCTTCGATTCGCGGCACAGATCGTGGCCACAAACCAGGGCAGCAGCCCACAAGGATCAATCGACTTCGACAACGATGGCGTCTTGACCCTGGATGCAGCCGATAGCTCGATCACTCTAACCCCGATCCCAAGTTCTAACACGATTCGGATTGCGGCCGATAGCGGTATTACGACGCTAAATACGGTAGCACCAGATGGATCCGGCGGTCTTAGCCTAATTGCGGGCACGGACACGACGCATGCTACTCAGGTATTCACTACGATCGCAGCCGGTTCGGTATCGAACACTATTGAGATCGGTACCAACATCCCAGACGCAACCACAATTGCGGCGGGCCTACTCGGGGTTACTGATAAGCAGCGAATTGATGCGTTGTTCGCTGGTAATGATGACGTAACTACGGTGGTAACCGGTGGCCTAGCCGGCGGGCACGCGCATGAATCTACAGCACTAGCCCTAGGCCGCACTTTGGGCGGTTACTCGACATTGCTCAGCTCTATGAGCATCGCCGATGCGATCGAGGCTCTCAACTTAGTGCTTGCAGCTCAGTTTACGACTGCATCGGAGGCACCAAACCTGATCACGGTAACCACTAGCTATGTAGATTTTGCTAGTGGGTACCTATCGCTTGGTTCTAATATCAACTACGCAAGCCCTACCCACATAGCCGGGGCGGCTATCACTGATCTTGTTGAGGCCTCGGCCGGTACTGTGATCACGGTCACTTCGACCCCGTTCGGAAACCCGGGTAATGCAGGTACAGTTCGTGTTCAGCTTGAGAATAGCCCAGGCGCAACCAGCCCGTGGTACACGCTTGAGCTTTTGGATCTAGACCAAACCTATTCGAACTCGTTAGCGGCTATAGGCGGTAGCCCGCCAAATTACACATCGGTGGCCAGTCACATGCAGGCCAACCCGCTGAACGCGTTGGGCGGGGCCACGACCAAGATCAGCTTTGCCAGCGTGAGCTACTCCGGATTGAGCCTAGCGGCTGCGCCTGTGTTTGAGCTCCAGATCCGGGCCACACCGGTGCTATCCGATCTACCCAATACGTTCGGGCATAACCGGATCAGGTTGTTTCAAGATACGGGAGCATCGACCTACGCGTCAAATGCGATAACTCTGGTCAAGGATGAGTACGCTGGGGCTAACGATCCTGTGATAACGACAGCCGTAATTCAACTCCCGACAACTGTAGTCCCGGTTTGGCTAAGCGGGGTCCCGCACTATCCGGCAGCTACTGATCCGGCGTTTAGGTTCACGGCCGAGAATCTGTTCGATATTGCCTACGTCCAGCAGCCGATCCGGGTCTACGATGCTGACGATAGTCCGACTCAGATCACGTTCCAGTACTACGATACTGAGACCGCGAGCCCGCACAGCACGGCCTGGGTCCCGAGCCCGATCGATGTGTTTCAGATCGGTATAGCGGCGGAGCCTTACTCGATTACGACTAAGGATATGACTTTCCTAGTCGGTACCAACGAGATTTCGAGCCGTACCCTGACGCTAGAAGTTTCGGATCCGCACGGTGTTCAGGCAACCCAAGCCTTGATCTACGCGGATCCGACCGCAAGCCCGGGGCGGCTCCTTCACACAGGGCGTGCCGGCCTCAGTGCTGGTGGTCTACAGAGCGAGACGTTTGCCAATGAGAAATATCGCATCGATCCATTGGATTGGGGCGGTGTTGACCTAGCCAGCCCTGTGGCTAGTCCCGTATTCACCCTGATCACGATTCAGCCGGCTGGTAACGGGACTACAGACAGTGACACATATGGCTGGCCTAACGAGACGGCACTGACTGAGTTCTCGGCTGCCAATACGTGGAACGCGACCACGGGCAGCTTGAGTGCGGCGACGCGTTCCGGTGTTAGTGTGGCCTACGATGCAGGTGTCTTGAGCTCACTCCCGGCTGAGGTCACGGACCTGGGTCTGGTCCACCCGGGCTACAGTGCGCTCTACAACTTTGCTGACCATAGTTATGCGCCGGCCGAAACAAGCCCTTACAACGCGTATGGCGCGCTAAGCAGCCCGCTAAACTACTATGATGCGTATTATGCGCAGGGCTCGGTTGTTTACTACCGCCTATTCCAATCGAGCACAGCCACAAACCAGGGCCGGCTTCGTATATACGGCTACAACAGGAGCGCGGCGAGTCCGATCCCTACTATCTTGAGTCACGAAGATGTCGGCAGCCCAATCAGCACATCTGATATGACTGGATCGTTCCTAAACCTGGGCCCGGCGGCGAGCCCGACTCCGGTCATGAGTGGCGTCAGTCTTGAGGTTAAGTACCCGAGCGCGACACGGACCCCAATTGGTAATCCAGGCGCGACCGGTTGGCTCGACGCCTTGACTGAGCCAGGTTCCAGTTTGTACGCTATGGGTGAAGACGGGTACGGGGCGCTTGACACCTCGGTACACAGTACCGGCATGGTCCAAGGTGCTGGTTATGTTGACGTGTACTGGCGTACTGGGTCGTACACGACCGGGATGAGTAACAAACAGGCCGTAGTCCGGGTCGGGTTGCACGATAAAGGTTTTGTGATCACGGGTGTGGATATGCTCAACCAGAGTACGGACACACCCTGGAGTAACGGGGCCTGATTACTAACGGTCACGCTTAATCGGTGCTGTGAATAAGATCAAATGAAAAAGACCAATACTGAGATTCTGTCAGATACTGTCCTCTCCAAGTTGGCCGAAGCCGCGAACGACCGAGACCGTTCGGATTCGGTGTGCGGCTCAAGCAAGCTGGCGGCATTCATCGACGGTATGGCGCACACCTTCACTAGACATGGAGCAGTCAGTGCCGGTCCAGCGCGTGAGCCGCGCCAGAGTCACGCATCAATCTTGACGGGTATGGTTGATAAGTTGGCCGCCATGGATGAGGACGGCAGTGTCTACAATATGGAGCCGACCGAATCCAAAGGACCAGATAAGGACGAGAAGAAGAGGCTTGCTAAGAATCGGATCCGTCTACGTGATCAGATGAGGGGCGCGAGGACAGTCAGCACCGAATCTGCCAACGAGGACGGGAACACAGAATGAAGTCAGCATACGCATTTGGAAGCCGGCTGACGACCAGGCTGGCTGAGGCTTACGTTAGTTGCGGTATGCTGGTCAAAGGTTTCTGGGACGTGCACCGGGGTTGCTAGCACCTGTATATCGGCATGGCACTGAGCGATATTACGATCGAGTCCTACATTGAGAGCCTCATCAAGAGGGCTCAAGGCCAGGGGCATACATCGGAGTCGTTCGGTCTTTATGAGGACCCAGCACCGCGTAGCGGTCCTGGATCTGGGTTACCTAGCCACCCGATACTGCACGCGAATCAGATCATCGGGGATACCCTGGTGGTCCCGCCCCCGGATCTCGGGCATCTAGGCGACAACGGGACTATCAAGCAGTTCGGTAATCAGTGGGTTACGACACCCTGCGTCGCGATGCGTTTGACCGAGATTACGACGGTCGGCGATAGTCGGGCTTGGATCGCGGTTGACGGTGTTGACGCTACGGTTGACGAGCCCTGGGCGTTCAAGGCGCCGGGTGTCGGATTCCTTGATACCTGGGTCAATGGGGACGCGGCCGCGTCCGCGGTCCAGAACTCTAACGGGTATTCGTACAAGGCTCGGTTTTGGTGGGGTGAGCCTGAACCTATCAACGAAATAGATTTCGCGGTCCACCCAAGCAAGCCGTTCTGGGATCCGAGCACTGGTATCTTGGTTTGGGCCAAAGCGAGTCCGTATGCATCGATCATCGCGCCGGCATCACCGCTCTGGTTCACTGGGTACCTTTATACAGGCTCTACAGTTAAGAGTCTACTCAACGCGGCCGGCGGTTCTAGTAACCCTTGGACACGTGTCGTAGGTTGTATTAACGGCGGCACAGCTGGTGTTGGTATTTTGGGTATGGCTGTGACCTATGACATCACGTTGGAGGTGTACAACACTACAACAGCGCTTGTCTATCAGAACGGAGTCCTGCTCAAGCCAATCGTGGACTACACGTTCCCTACCACAACATCATTGCGCTTCACGCAAACGCGTCGCCGGCTTTCGGGTGGCGATGAGATTCAGGCCCAGTACGAGACGGCATCATGACTATGGTAACCCCGGGACTAGTTTCACTGGCAGTCCGTTTTAAGATTGATGGTGTTGATCAACAGGTCGAGGCGTTGCGGGCCGAGGTCTACAATTCGCTTGGTGTATTGCAGCACACGGCCGTGTTCGGCAGCCCGGTCGGAGGAATTGAGATCACGGAAGTAATCGCAAGCCCGGACATCACCTATGAGATTACGGATCTTGATGTATCCGACCACCTGGCATGGCCTGGTGCCTTTCTTACTGTGGCATGGACCGTGTTGGACAGTCCAGCTGTGTTTGATCCTGAGACTAAATTCTATTCTTTTATCCCTACGTCACCACTCCCCAGCACGAGCACAGTGTTGACTTGGGCGCCAACCAGGGCTGAACCTCTGTTCGTTGGATACACGATATACCGCCGGCTGCCGGACCAGACCGCGTGGACCTATGTAGGTAGTTCCGACTTCCCGGCTTTCGTCGATACGGCTGAGTTCAGCTCGGAGCTCCTGGCACTGACCGCCGAGTATGAAATCCGGGTCTTGACTCAGGACAATTCAGACCCTACTGGGACTGAGCTAGCCGAGGTCGCAATGACCCAAACTCTGACATTATCTAAGTACCGGACTGATCAGTCCCTATGCTTAGTTGTGGGCCAGATTGTGGATGTAGGGGGCCGTCCAGATACGGATCAGATCGTAAACTTCTTCATACACGCGAAGGATGCGCCGACTACGCTTGGCCTGACCACCTTCAAACAGGCGGCTGTGACCGTGCCCCTTACGGCCTACGGTAAATTCGCGGCGCATCTGGTCCAAGGCACCCTGGTAACGTGTGAGATACCGAGCGCAGGCTACACTGCGCGTTTCGTGGTCCCGACCCAACCTTCGGCATTGTTGGCCGATCTGACCACGATCCCCGTCGAACTTCTCAGGGGCGAATAGATGGCTAACCAGGACTACACCACAACCCAGTACATCACGTTGAAGAAGCCGCTCAGCGGCAGCTTCCAGAATATCTGGGATATACCGCTCAACGAGAACTGGGACAGCATCGCAGCCCTCTTCGCAGGTGCCGTAGAGGTCGGCCACACCCACAGCGGAGCTGATGGGCAGGGTCCGCAGATCGATCATGATGGGCTGCTGAACACAGGGTCTAACACTCACAGCGATATCGACGCGCATATCGCCGATGCGTCGGTTCATGCTGATACCATGATCGGGACCATCAGCGGTGACGACCTGAACGGTGCGTTGGTTACGGTCAACGGTGTAGCCCACATCAAGTTCTATAACGCCACGATCGCGGACAGCGGAAGTGGTGTGGTAAGTGTCACGGCGGTCGGGACCGGTACCGTACCTGAGCTGTTTTCTCGAACGCAGAGCGCGCCGATCACTTGGACTGATAATTTCAATTGGCCACATGGTTCGGGGCTAGACGGGCACTGCTGGAGCACGGTACAGCCTTCGGATCAACATCCTAAGTTCCTCGTTAAAGGCCCCAGCGCGTCAGGCCCAGGTACTCTGGTACACATCGATATCGATGGTGCAGCCCAATCCCAGGGTTACTCTTTGAACCACGCGACGTGCCACATCCCGCACGGGACGGCACAACGCATTACGGTCCGTGTCGATCGGTTCAACACGGCTCAGGGTGCAAGTATCGCAACAGCCGATGATGTAACCCTGACCCTAGATATTCTTTCAGCTACGATCGGCAAAAGTTTTGATAGGCCATCAGCCTTCGGCCTGAGCCTTGTTATCAATAAACCGGCTGGTGCCGACACCTTGGACTTCGCCCTAAGTCTGAGGCCACACGGGACCGATGATAATCAGGAGGTTATCTGGACCGATTTCTCGGGCCCGCTACCCACGGCGTACGCCGGTTCTTTCGATATCCTGCCACAGGATTTCTTCGTTGGTTGTCACGAGTTTAGCCTGCGGCGTGACGCGTCGGTGATCGGTGCATTCTGGCTCCAGTACTACTACAACGAGGGCTTGGTATTCCGGAAGTACTTCGACCCGAGCAGTACGGACGCGACCACGGCCTTGTTTGCCAGCGAGCTCCAGAACCTGATCACGAATTTGGGAAACTGGTCCGTATCCCAGCCTGCTTACGGCCGTATTGGCTGGGGCCTGGGCTACAACATGGTATCTGCCGATACTCTGGTGTGTGAGCTTGGCTGTGTTACCATCGGATCCCAGGACGACCTTGAAGTCGTTACGGGCCCGCTCACCCCATACCCGGATACGATTGACCCGCCGGTGCCGGTCGCGTCTCCGTGCTGTCCTGATTACCCGGATTTTGCCGGCCTCGTGGTCGGCGATACGTGGGATTTTGATGGGCCAGGCTCGGGCCTCTCGGCTGATCAATGGGAGATCGTAGGCCTAATATCGACTGAATACGGGGTTCAGAACGGCGAAGGGTTCGAGGTCTGGAACATCAACAACGACTCGTACTGGCCTGTGTTCTGCGCCCCACCAACGGCCACGCAAGAGGCTCAACCTACCCAGATCACTGGCTACGAGAGCAGTAATACCCTGGTTCTGACTGGGATCGCGCTTCCGACTGGGGGCAATGAACACGCCAGGATTGAGCTGGCTTTTGGTGACAGTACGTGGCCATTGACCTGGTTGAACCCAGGTGGTTCACAGTTTTTCAACGCGAGTGATCCGGTAGGCTCTGGAGATGCGACGGTCTATAACGGAATCTTAACGGTCTCAGGCATGACCTGGACCGCAGAGCCCGCAGGTACTAGCCGGTTGACGCTGACCTACTCTACTGGACCGAATTTACCCTGGAACCGAACACTAGATATCACGGTTCGACCTGGCTACGACGACCTGTTGGCATCTGACTACTCAGCGACCTGGTCTGATGTGGTCAAGGTGGTGCCGGCGGCGGCGCTTACCACGCTGCCAGGCGCCGGCCTCAGTGTCGCATACTGGGATGATGTGACTGATCCAGCCAACCCTGTTTGGACCAAGGCTAGTGCCGTGGTACCGGTTCCTGAAGGCTCCTGGGTATATGTCACGGTCTCGGCGGCAAACTGGCCGATTGGCGCGATGTTCTGGGACCAAGGTGGCGGTTTCCAGGACTGGACTATCGAGGATACAGCGACTGGTGGTGTGCTGGTTCCTGGTGAGTATGGCATCAACTTCCTACCAGCCGCCGGCTTGACCCTGCTCTGGAGTCGGTTCACGCCAGATACTGTTCCGAGCACATTATCAGGGGCCCTGCCAGCCTTCATCTCTGGTACTACCCTACTAGGCTCTGACCCATTTACCACGCTCCCACCAGATTACGTGTTAGGTAGTGCGCCGGTGACCGGTCTCGGGGCTGTTCAGCTATACGCGATCTTCAAGCTTGATGACGACTACTACACGGCTCAGGGTTCGAGTGTGCCGGTCAATCTCGCACTGCGTAACCCACTGACCGGAGCCTCGGTCGGTAATGGCGGGCTGCCGGAGACCGTGATCAGCCAGGTCAATCCGCGCAAGCCTGTGGTCGACCTGGACTCGAAGACAATCAGTACTACCATGTACACACCCGGTGAGTCCGGTGTATCCATCAGTTTTGACGCGTTGTACATCGATGCGGTTGACAACACGATTGAGTGCGGCATGACTGGCGGTTGGGATCCGTCGGTCCCGACCACAATCACGATCGATACGGCATCGCCTCACAGCATGACGCTGACGGACCTGGGGACCGGGTATGTGCGTTGCACCGTAGGCGGCCTGACCCTTGGTGCTGGCGGTGTGTTGCGCACAACAATCAAAAACGCACTGATCCCGGATCCGCTACCGAACATAGCTACGTTGAGTTGGGGCACGATCAGCACGCTTACGGTACCCAGCATCAGTCAGACAGCACTGGCCGTATATGAGAACGCGACCACCACGCTTACGCTCAAGGTCAAGGACATCTTGATTTCGGCCTTCATCAAGCTCGGTGACACTACTAACTTCGCTATCCAGTCCCAGGATACTGCTGATGTTGTATTGTCCAAGGTACCGGACGGCACCGGGTATTATGATTGGGTTGTGAAGGTTACAGGCTACGAGACAGCGGGCGTATTCCCGGCCACCCTCTCCGTGATCGTTGATAATGGCAACTCTAAGACCGCGACACTAGTCGTCACTGGTGTCGAGTCCGCTCAGCCCTGCATTACCGAGATTACGGTGGGCAGCGCGGATCCGGTCGCCAGCGGTGGTGTAATCATCTGGTCATATCCAGAGGCGCTTGAAGATGAGCAGGTGCTCTACTTTCACACCACAGGTATCGATGACACATTACCGGACACGCCCACGTTCGTGCCTACGACCGCCGCGGGCCCGGGTACCTTATCAGCGATCGGCAACATTGAGCTTCTCAGTGGTGCGCCACCGGCCTCCGCCGTTTGGTCCCAGTCATTCATCCGATCCGCGGACGTTGACTATACGACTCAGATCGCATTCACATCTAATACGGCGTCGAACGGTGACCCGAAGACGTGCACCCTGGCCTACCCCGATTCGATTCTATTTGAACCTATCGTGGCGTTAGCTGACGGTGGGATTTTGGGTGTGACCAAGAGCAGCGGTGGCGGCGCGTCCCAGCTGGCGCAGGCCCAGGTTGCGTTCTCGCAAACACCAGAAGAGGGTCACTATGCGCAGTTCACGGTTTATGGCCGTTTTGTACCTGCTGACAGCGCTGGAAGTGATTTGGCCGTAGCCTTCGTCGATGAGAACGGCGCCAGCCTTACCGACAGCGTGCTGATCACAGCAGCCAGTGCCGGATCAGTATCCGGTACTGCATTGTTCGCCGACAGTACCGACGGTCGATCGATCCGGGTCCGGGTCACGAACACGACGCTGAGCAAAGAGGCTAACGGCGTGCTGAACAGGGTCGTGACCAGGCATGCGGCACCTCGGATCCGGGGCGCCAGCATGACTCCGCCGCACGAAGGCACGACAGGCGCTACGATCACGGTAGTCGGGTCCAACCTAACCCCACCCACACCGCCGGCGGGCTCATCGGCGCTAAGTTACGGCTACACCTTCTTCGACAGCGCGGCCAGTGCGGTCTTATCATCGGCGGCATTGGTATCAGCTACTGACAAGCAGCTGGTGTTCACTGCCGATATTGACGCTAGTACTGCTGGTGAGACCATCGGGCTTGCGGTTGATTACCTGGGTGGTAACACACACAGGGCCGGTAATCTGGTCACGATCCTGGCCGAAGAGGCCGGAGACGCGTCGGTCACTGATATCCTACTATATGCGACAGGGGCAGACCCTGATGATGCGCCAGTGGCCCCGCTCACCTATATAGATGGTACGTGCTGGCTCCGGATCACAGGTAGCGGCCTAGGCCGCGCCAATGTGGCTTCGGACGGTACCGGGCTGTTCCTTGAGATTGTGGGCGAACTCGATGACACGGTGGCTGCTGATGTATCTGAAACACCACCGGGCCCTGGTATTACCGAGGCTCTGGCTGCCCCCAAAATATACCCAGGTACGTTCCGGGTCCAAAGCGACACTCAGCTAGTGATCCAAGTCCCGTGCACCACGGCCTACTCCAATGCACGTGTCAGGATCCACCTGGTTAAGCCGACTACACATCCGGACGGTGCCACTGAGTGGGATCAAGCTGTGATTGATGATACAGGTAGCGGCGCAGGCCGTAACCTAGCCAACGTAGGCCTAACAGCTCGCTACGGCGCGGCGGCTCGGCCTCCCAGGATTAACACGGACCCAGATGCGGGTACCACGCACTACGATGTTGCGCACACGTTCCAGGCCTTGTGCGGGGTCGGCACGGAGGGTGATAGATTTTCAGTCACGGTCCGTCTCGAGTCTGCGATCACGACAGCAAACCCACCGGCAGTAATCACTGTGTCCGACAGCCTCTACGGGGTCGAGTTTGAGGATGTGATCGTAGCCAAGACATCGAATCCGCTCGAGATCCTAATCACGGTTACGGTCCCTACTCCGGGTACGAACAACACGTACCCACATGCTGGTTTCGTGACCACAACTCCGGTCATAACCGCGTTGCGATTTGCCAACGGCCAGCCGATTGCGGCAGTCAAGCTAGGCGCAGCCGATTGGGGTAGCGTATCCACGCAGGTCCCGTATTGACCTATCCTCTAACTAAAGGCCATTTGAGCTATTAGATCGATGACATTGCTACCCAAGCTCCACAAATTAGCGGCTGATGTTATGTGGGACCCAGAAACACGGCAGATGTCGACTAAGCCCACGAGGCCCTCGGAGCATCGAGCGGCTCAGCAGGCACCGCAACCCCCAGACGCGGTCCAAGGCCGCCCTACACCTGATATGATGGATATGGAGAACACGCGGCTGCAAAAGGTGTTGGATAACGCCAAGCTGCGGCTTCAGATCACGCGGACTGAGCAACGGCTAGCCGACGTCAAGGCGGATAGGGCCTCTGGTGCCAAGCTATCGTCAGCGACTACGGCAACCGCCACCAAGAACCCAGCGACTAAGGCTGTAGCCAAGGTCTTAGGCGAGAAGGCTCGCACTAGTGGGAAACAGGACAAGAAACTCAAGGCACATGATTCTGTGGAGAAGGCCTAATGGACAAGCTGGCCGGAAGGATTATCGATTTCAATGATGATCCTCGATTCGTTTCGGATCTGCGCGCTCAAGGCCTCTACGGGGCTGAACTCGTCGATATTGCTAGGTTGGACGATTTGCCGGACTCTGCCTTTGCGGTTAAGATTGCGTCGGGTGGGCACACGCACCGGCGATTCCCGATCCATAATCGAGTCGCTACTCAGCTCTCGGCAACCTACCTTAGCGCTGCGAGCGATGCTGGGCTAGAGCCCGAGATTACACGCGTGGCCTCGTATCACGTCAAGGATGCGTGCGAGCGCTTCGGCCTTGATGTCCCTGCTATCGCGTGCGGGAGCGTTGACCCAGGTACGCGCGACGTCACTCTGGTCTCGAGCGACCAACAGGGATTCCGCAGCATCGAGAAGGTCGCGGAGTATGCTCATGATCGGATCGCAAGCGAATTCTGTAACATGGGGCCCGAGCGCCGCACCCTGGCGGTCCAGGCGTTGGTCAAAGCAGCTGGGTGTGACTCGATCCGGTCGAGCATGCTCTGGGACTATGTACCCAAGGCTCAGTATGGTCCAACGTTCTTCACCGGGATGTCAATGCGCGGCAACCTGGTGAAGCGTGCTGAGGCTGATCGGATCCCTATTGCTGGAGCCTTGTTTGATCAGCTTGAGATCGAGCTTAAGACTGCGGATCCGAGAGAGGCACCGAAGCTGCTAGCCCAGTTCGACAAGCTGGCAGGCCTCGACACCCGGTACAGAGAGGGGTTGCTTGATCCGTATCAAACATGCTGGGGCGGTTTTGCGTTACCAAAGACTGCGCGGGCCTGTGTCAAGGCCTCGGTCGACTCGATTCTAGGCCCGACCCATGATCGTGGGTCTGAGCTGGAGTATCTGGTTGATCTTGAGCACCGGTTCCCAGCTAACGACGCGGGTTTCTCTAAAGTGGCAGCGGTAGCCTGTGCCACTGTGGATTCGCAGTCATGGCCTGATACATACAAGGCGGCGATCCGCCGATATTTCGCTTAATGACGCGTCTGGTTAAGACTGTGTCGAGTGTTTGCGGTACTCTAGAGCTGAGCGCTGGGTGTCAACAGCTGTTTAATAACCGCAACTGCGCGGTAAGTAAGGCACTGCATTGGCAGATTAGCTCACCTGTTCAGAGCCACTATCATGGGTCCGAATCAAATCCTATTTAGTTCTAAGGGCATCTGGCCCGGTGTGTATCAAGCCGTCCTAGGCCGGGAGTTTGGTCCGGCTTGGCTCACGTGGGAGCCTGAGACGCTCTGGGCCGAGATCAATAGAGTCTGGTCCGCTGCGCCTACCGGGGAGGTCCGCTCCAAGATCCTAGCGACTAGGGCTTGTATCGTCACAGACTTGTTTTATACGGACGCGCCGGCATTTGAGAACATGGTGCTAGCCGTCAACGACCTCCAATATGATCCTGGCGAGGTACAGCTAGCGTCACCAGAGGAGATGGTCTACGCGGTCCGTGTCATGTCTCCGCTCAAAGACGGCACCTTCGGCCGTGAAGTAGTTGGTTATGTGCGGACATGCTGTCGTAAGTCCGGATTACTGCGCTACCCGGATGATCTGCGTTTTGCTGAGCCCGAATACCCGCCAGATCTGGCTAAGTACGCGGCACAGATCAAGGCTGAAGACGGCGGTGATAATATAGATCCTACGTCAATCGTTGGTGTACAGTCCGACCTGCTGTACCGTATCAACGTCTACGTCGCGGACAAGATGGCCCAAATGGCTGTCGACGCACTACAACCATCGACGGCCTAGCCCATGAGTAGCTTCGAATCAGGGTCAACAGTAACAGGACGCGGGATCAGGAACGATCGAGGGCTCAACACATACCCTCATCAGTTCTTCGATCCGAGTACGTCGTACATTCCGCACTCAGTCAAGGAGCTGTTCCGTTGGTGCCAGTTTCTGTATATGACGCACTCGGAGATCGCTCCGGTTATCAACAAGAAGTGCTCGTACGTCATTACGCGCCTGATTTACGACTCGGATATGGACGCCAACGTAGCTGCGTGGCGGGATGTGCTAGAACGGACCCTCGACATTCGGCAGATGGAGTACAAGCTTCTGCTTGATTACGAGGTCTACGGCAATGCATTTGTATCGATCCACTACCCATTTGAGCGGTATCTCACGTGTCGGTCCTGTAAGAACACGTCGCCAGCTCGGAGCATGACTTGGGTCTACAAGGACAACAAGTTCAGCTCTAGATGTCTCAAGTGCCACCACGAGGGTGAGTTCGATCCGGTCGATCGGAATATCAGAAACAGGAGCCGGATGCGTCTGATCCGGTGGAACCCGAAGTTCATAAATATCCGGTATAACCCGTTCACTGACGACTCGGTCTATATTTACCGGATCCCGACCTGGTTGAAGAAGAAGCTGACTACGGCTGGTGAGAACCACGAGTTAGTGTCAGGCACCCCACTCGTGATTCTTGAGGCCATCAAGTCGCAGCGTGATGTTGAGTTAGATCGTGACAACATCTACCACTTCAAGAACCCGAGCATCAGCCTAGAAGATGACGCGTTTGGTATGCCGCCGCTATTGGCCGTGTTTAAAGACGCGTGGCTGTTCCAGACCTATCGTAGGGCCCAGGAATCGATCGCGCTCGAGCATATTCTGCCTCTGACCCTGCTAGTACCGGCTGCAAGTAGCTCAGGTGCCGCGCCTCACATGAGCATGGACCTTGGTGATTGGGCTGATAAGATGCAGCTTATTATCAAGAAGTGGCGCCGGGATCCTAACGGCCTGTTCACGATCCCGTTCCCAGCTACGATCGAGAACGTACGCGGTGATGCCCAGGCACTGAACGTGCACAACGACATGACCCAGATCCGTCAACAGATTACGGGCGGCCTCGATGTTCCCCAGGAGTTCATCTATGGCGGGCTAAACTGGTCAGGATCTTCGATCAGCCTGCGTGTGCTAGAAAACCTGTTCATTGGTCGTAAGGAGCAGCTAGATGAGTTCCTTAAGTGGGTCGTAGAGCGTGTCCAGCGATTCTGCCGCTTGCCCGAGATAAAGGCTCGTCACCGAGACTTCAAGATGGCTGACGACGCGCAGCAGAAGCAGATCGCACTCAGCCTTCGTCAGACCAATACGATCTCGGATCAGACCACGGTTGAGGAGCTCGGGTTTGACTTTGGGCGCGAGGTTCTACGCAGGGAGCGTGAGGAGCGTGAGCGCCTCGGAATCATGGAGCGCTCCCAGATGCGTCAGGCCGAGACCCAGGGCAAGATCATGGTGGCGCAGGCGGAGGCCCAAGCCAAAGCTGAGGCGGCCCAGATGAAGCAACAAGAGACGCAGCGCGCCAAAGGTATCCAAGAGGGCTTCAACATGGGCCAGGCTGAGGAGGCTGCTGGGGCCGGGGCCTCTGATGGTGACGGGGCAGACCAGACCCAGAGCACCGAACCACCGCAGACGGCAACGGACGAGGGTATGCTACAGGATCCCGTCTTGCTAGATATGATGGCGAACCACGTGATCAAAGGCACTCCGCCACATCTAATCGAAATGGAACTACAAGCCCTCGAATCAACTAATCCAGCCCTTGCCAAGGCCGTGCGGGCCCGGATCAAGAGGATTCAGACACAAACTGACAGCCTTACCCCATTGCCGGAGCAGAAACCCCCACGTCGGGCGGTTTCGCCAGTCTAATGGCCGGGGTTAATGGAAGCAGCGGCCGAGTTCGTGTTGAGGCTCAGCTTGTCCATCAGGTGCGTGACGGCATGCAGCGCAGGCTGGCTACGACTGGGACTATGACAAAGATCGGCGCCGTGTTACTACGTCCAATGTACGGGGTGCAGCGGCGGATGCGTCGTGAGTCTCTGGATATGGACAACGCCGCGGATCAGGAGCGTTGGCAGATGCTGCACAACGACCTGGAGCGCTACGAGATCGTGTCGGAGAAAGACAGCAACACGACGCGCGGTAACCACTGCCATGTGGTCTATATCGAGAAGGGCGATGACCTACCACTGGTCAAGAGTGGGGCAGATCTGCGACGCAAGGATAAGGCTCGGATCAGGGAAGACAGCTGATGCTTGAGAACAAGCATTTCAAGCAGTTTACCGATACGTTAAAGCGGTCCGAGGCTATCGTTGCGCGTATGTTCCCGATCCAAGGCCCGACCAAGAGTCTTGAGGTCAAGAACCTACGCTGGACTAATGTTGGCCCTGATGTCCTATTTGACATCGATCGACAGAAAAAAGCCAAACTCAAAGAACAGTCGCTCAGTGCAGTACTGGTCGGTGATGTGACTCTGCGTGAGCTCGGTGCATCTAATAAGGTTCTGGACACAGCGCTTAAGTATCCGATACTCTCGATCCCGCATCTGACGATGAACGCAGGTTACATCGTGGACGGCAAAGAGAGGCAGGTCATAAACCAGTTCCGGCTTAGGCCCGGTGTGTACACCAGATTTACTGGTGATGATAACGTCGAGGCGTTTCTCAACACGACGGCAGTTGGTACCTACAAGGTCGTCCTAGACCGGGCCACTGGTATCCTACGGATGCGGGTTGGTTCCACGGCACGTACGCCGCTCTACTCTGTGCTTATCGCGGTTGGGATGCGTGACGATGAGATCAAGGCCCTGCTTGGGTCAGAGCTCTTTGCCGAGAATAAGCGAGCAGCCAATCCGGCCAAGGACATCCCTAGTCTGCTGAAGCGGATGCGTCCGTATCTGGTTCAACCAAGCGAGCTAGGCGAGAAAGCGACCCTGGTCCGCCAGTATCTCGAGTCAAAGCCGTTGGATCCGGCTGTGAACAAGGTCACGCTTGGTAAGGAGCTGGACAAGATTGACAGGCGTGCGCTTGAGGAGACCACGCGCAAGATTATCAAGCTGTCACATGGGGAGATTGAGCCTGACGATACCGAGAGCCTGGCGTTTAAATACATTCTATCGATTGAGGACTTTGTGCCGGAGCGGCTGGAGAAGGCTGTCGATGGTATGAAATATAAGATCCTAGGCGATCTACGCCGACGCAACGAGATCCGCCTGATCTTGCCGCCTAACCGATTAAGCTCGCCGGTCGATGCGTTTTTCACTGGATCGGAGTTCACGCGGTACTCGGACCAGCACAATCCGATCGACATGGCCGCTGTTGCGAGCCTCACTACGAGCTTAGGCGACGGCGGTATCAGCAGCACCTATGCAGTTACCGATGAGATCCGAACGATCCACCCGAGTCATTACGGCTTGCTGGATCCGATGCACACACCGGAGGGTGACAAGGTCGGCGTATCCGGTCACCTCACGATTGGTGCGCTAAAGCGAAACCGGACCCTATACCTGCCGGTATACAACGCAAAGACTGGTCAGCGTGTTGAGATGTCGGTTCAGGATTTAGACCAGGCTACGGTTGCGTTCCCCGACCAGTATGACAACCTCCCGGATGCTCCAAAGGCGTCTGTCGGCGCCGCGCCGCATACGACCAAACCACTGGTCAAGGTCAGGAGCAAGAACGTGCTTATGGAGGTCAAGCCAGCAGCCGTAGACTATGTCTTCGTAAGCTCTGACGCTTTCTTCAGTTCAACCACGGCTGCGATCCCGTTCCTACCCAATAACGACGCGAACCGCGTCCTGATGGGTGATAAGCACGTAGAGCAGTCTGTAAATCTGATGAACCCAGACGCCCCGTTGGTCCAGCATAGGATCCGTGGTAAGGGTTACGAAGAGTTGTTCGGCGAACGGCTAATCCCGCGGGCCTTGGACCCTGCTACGGGTAAGCCTATTGGCGGGGAGGTTGTGGAGGTGACCAATAACTCGATCACTATCAAGCCCGATGGCGGCGGCCGGTCTCGTGTCAAGATCCCGCTCCATGACCATTATCCGCTAAATAGTCGCACATTCCTGCACGACACCGCAATCGTGAAGAAGGGGGACCGTGTTGAGCCTGGTCAGGCCTTGGCTTCGAATAATTTCACCAAAGGCGGGCAGCTTGCTATTGGCGCTAACCTCCGCGTGGCTTACACCGCGTACAAGGGTTACAACTTCGAGGATGGCGTTGTAATCTCAGAGGGTGCAGCAAAGAAACTGACTTCGATCCACAAGTATGAGGCTCGTGTTGAGAAGGAGTCGAAGGTGGTGATCGGAGCCGACACCTATATAGCGGCCTACCCATCAGAGCTCGGCCATGTGCGGGATCGGGCTAAGCGCTATGACGCAGCCGGTATCATCAGGAAGGGTCAGGTTCTGGTACCTGGTGATGTGATTATCCCAGCGATCAGAGAGGTTGATATCCATCCAGAGTACGACTATAAGAAGCTGCATCGGAGCGCTGGTCTGCGCTTTATGGATATAAGTGAGACTTGGGACCATGACTTCGACGGGTTGGTAATCGATGTTGTTACGACCCGAACCTTTGTCAAGGTGATCACGAAGAGTCAGGAGCCGATGCAAATTGGCGATAAGCTTAGTTCACGCCACGGCGCCAAGGGTATCGTGGTTAAGATCATCCCAGATTCCGAGATGTACCGGGACGAGTCTGGGGCTGTGATTGATATCCTGCTCAACCCCGCGGGCGTGCCTGGTCGAGTTAATACAGGCCAGATGCTAGAGGCCGCCGCTGGTAAGCTAGCACGGATTACGGGTAAGACATACTACACCGACAACTTCAACGCGAAGGGTAGTGCAGTGGCTCGTGTCCGTAAGGATTTAGCCGATGCAGGGCTATCTGACGAGGAGGTGATCACTGACCCGAAGACAGGGCACCAGCTGGGTCGGGTCTTGGTTGGCGATACCCACATCTATAAACTAACGCACCAGGTCGCGGGCAAGATGAAGTCGCGTGCTGCTGTTGGTGAGGCGTACTCAACCGATGAGCAACCCACCAAGGGGTCTGGTTCAGGTTCGCAACGGATTGGGATCCTGGACACGTTTAGCTTGCTGTCTGGTGACGCCACAGCGTTCCTCAATGACGCATTTGGCCTTAAGTCGCAGAAGAATGATGAGTACTGGCGCGCGCTTCAACTTGGTCAACAATTGCCGCCACCTAGGACCCCATTCGTTGAGGAGAAGTTCATTGCCATGCTGATCGGGGCTGGCATCGACCTGAAGCAGAAGGGCTCCAGGATCGAAGCTAGTCCGATGACGGATGCAGAGGTTCGGTCTATGTCGAATGGCGTGATCGAGAAGCCGATCGCAGTCAAGGCTTCGAACCTGAAACCAGAGCGTGGTGGCTTATTTGATCCAGGCAAGACAGGGGGGCCGGGCGGTAACTACTGGAACCATATCGAGTTGGCCTCAGCTGTGGTCCATCCTCTCATGCTCGGTGCGGCAGCCTCTGTCGGGGGCTTCAAGACACGTAAAGAGTTGGATCAGATCATTGCAGGTCTGCTGGCTGTCGATGAGGAGGGTACCGTTGTATCCGCGGGTACTAAAGGCGCCGTGGCTGGTGGGGCCGGGGTTCAGCGACGCCTTGCGAAGATCGACGTGAAGCGCGAGATTGCCAGCACGGAGGCAATCGCTACCGGCGCGAGGGGTGTGAAGCTGGACCAAGCCTATAAGAAGCTGCGTTATCTCCGTGCCTTGGATAAAACTGGCTTAACCCCGGCCGAAGCGTACGTGAACAGGGCGATCTCGATCATCCCAGCAAAGTTCCGTCAGATCTCGCCGATGCCTGACGGCAGCCTAAGCGTAGCCGACGCTAATCACGGATACCGCGAGGTTCTCTTGGTCAACGAGAAGATCAAGCAGCTCCAAGCCCTGGGTGTTGATGAAGCCAATCTTCGGGACCTGAATAAGGCGCTGGCCGAGGCCACCGCGGGACTAGTCGGTACAGCACCGCCACTAAGCCGAGGTAAGGTGTTCCGCGGATTTGTGAGCCAGATCCATGGACCAAGCCCAAAGTCGGGTTTCGCACAGTCGAAGGTCATGCGTAGGAACCAGGACCTGAGCGGCCGATCTACCGTTATCCCAAACCCCAAGCTGGGTATGGATGAAGTCGGGCTGCCAGCGGGCATCGCATTCAATGTCTATAAGCCGTTTATTATCAAGCGGCTGGTTGAGGGCGGGCACAGACCCTTGGACGCTCGGTCTATGGTCGAGGATAAACACCCCGCAGCGCTTCGCGCGCTCCAGGTCGAGATCGAGTCCAGGCCCGTACTGATGAACCGGGCTCCGTCGCTCCACAAGTTCTCGATCCAGGCCCTGAAGCCGCGGATCATTGACGGCAAAGCGATCGAGGTAAACCCGCTGATCGTAAGCGGCTATAACATGGACTTCGATGGTGATACTGCGGGTATCCACGTGCCGGTATCGGAGGAGGCTCGGCGTGAGGCGCTTGAGAAGCTGTTACCTAGCCGTAACCTATTCAGCCCCCGCGCCGAGTTCGTGGTGCATGCTCCGACCAAGGAGACCGTGTTTGGTCTCTACCTTATGACTATGCCAAAGGGGGTGGCTGAACGGGTGTTCGAGTCGGATCAAGCTCTGATGAAAGCGTATCAGGCTAAGGAGGTCGCGGTAAACACGGCGGTCAAGGTAGGGGGCTCGATCACGTGCGCTGGACAGGTTGTATTGAACGCAGCGCTGCCGGCCGGTATCCAGGTCGGCCGTATACCCGTAACAAGCAAGGTATTGGATCGTCTATTACTACGTATAGCCAAGGAGCTGGGCCCGGACCCGGCTGCCCATCTGATCTCCAGCCTTAAGGACCTAGGCAATCACTATGTAACTGAAATCGGCTTTTCAGTCAGTCTCAAGGACCTAGAGATCGACACAGTGAAACGTGATGCGATCATTAAGCAGTTGAAGACCAGTGCGGGCACCAAAGGATTCGACGCCGCGGCGGCCGTGGCGCTAGATGACATCGCGGCGCTACTCGCAGCATCCGAGGATAACCGTTTTGTGGAGGCCGGTATCGTGTCGGGTGCCTTGGGCTCCAAAGGTATTCACAGAATGTTGGCCAGCACAGTGGCTGTTACCGATCACAAAGGGCGTACTATTCCGATTGCAGTAGAAAAGTCTTACGCTGAGGGTCACGACTTGGGTACGTACCTTGGGACTACGCCGGGTGCGCGTAAGGGTTTGATTGACAAGGGTCTGAGCGTAGCTGACACTGGCTATTTCAGCCGGATGCTGGTTAACACCTCGATTGAGAATCAAGTGTCATCTACGGATTGCGGAACTAAATCGGGCGTCGATCTACCGATAGAGTCACCAGAGCTTGCGAGCCGTTACGGGGCTGACGGGCCCTACCGTAATGTACTAATTACAGCAGATATCGCACGCCGACTCCGATCGTCAGGTATCCGCACGATCAAGGTCAGGAGTCCGTTGACGTGCCAAGTCCAGAAAGGTGTGTGTCAATTATGCTTCGGCTTGCTCGAGACCGGTAAGAAGCCTCAGATCGGGTACCACGTTGGTGCCCTGGCTGGCCAAACCTTAGGTGAGGTTGCTACCCAGCTCACGTTGCGTAGCTTCCACACAGGCGGCGCAGTCGGTGGCCCTAACCTTGGTTTTGAGCGGATCAGACAAATCATGGAAATGCCGCAGAGCATCAAAGGCAAGGCAGTACTTAGTACGGCCGCCGGGGTCATTACCAGGATCGACAAAGCACCGGTCGGCGGTAGTTACGTTTACGTCGGGCTGGCCCGTCACTTCGTGCCTCAGGAGTTGGGATTGGTCATGCACGTAGGTGACCGGGTCAAGAGCGGTGACATGCTGAGCGCTACTGGTGTGATCAAGCCTCAGGAACTACTAGAGACGACTGGGGACGTCCACAAGGTCCGTCAGCACTTGATCAACGAACTGGATTTGAACTACAAGGCTGCGGGCAAGGCGGTTAACCGACGTATCTTTGAGACCGTAGTCAAGCCGCTTACAGATCGGGCTACAGTCACTGACGTCGGGGACGGTGAAAGATTATTTCCGGTTCATGCCGGTGACGTCTTGAGCACAAATCGGATTGAAGAGTGGAACCGCCGGATCAAGCAGATGAACCTACGCCCGATCTTGTTCGATCCTATGATCCTGGGTATCAAGCAGGCTCCGCTACTAAGTGAGGATTTTATCGGTACGCTATCCCATGAGAAGTTAAAGAAGACGCTGTCGGATGCCCCAAGCTTGGGCAAGTCTACCGACCTTCTGAACGGGCACCCGATGGCCCGACTTGCACTCACCAACCTGCGTTCAATTGACGCAATCAAGCGGCCTCGAGGTTAGACACATGAAGAAGCAAGCATCATACGGCGCCGCCTATATCAGTCGGCTGTACAAGACTGGGGCTGACATCAAGGAGAAGCCCAAGACCAAACCACTAGACCGGGTCGCGATTGACAAGGCTCGGCTAAATCCAGATCTGATGCGGATCATGCGGATGCGCTCAAGCGTGGCCGTCCCGCTCCAGGGCGGGGAGAAGCTAGCCGTTCGGCGCCTAGCCAGAAGGAGCCTCCCATTGATGCGGCAACACAACTCAAACCTAACCGAGGACGCGTTGTACACAAGGCTGGTGAACCTGGTCGAAAGCCGGCGGCCTGAGATGCGAAAACGCTTGATTGCGGAGATCTCAGCACAGTACGGGTCCTGAACGTTGCAGCCTCAATACGAAGTCGATAGTTGGTCCGGATTGACCGAGCTGGCCCAAGGCCCTCGAGACATGAGGGGGCTACGTGTCGGGGCGGTCCGGACCTATGACCCAGATCGGAAGTTGTACTGGATTTCGGTGGAGGGTATAGGTGACCGCCAGTGTAGGCGTATGCTGACTGGTCTTGACAAGCCGCTGCCACCCGGAGCTGCGTGTCTAGTTGTGCCTGTCGTAGCGCACCACTGGGTAGTCATAGGTGAGCTAGATCGCCCAACCCGCCAGCCCGATCGTGCGCTACCGGGTTCCAACGATCAGGAAGCCGCGATCGAAGGTCGATTAGCCGCAGCCCTGGGGCAGCGGGACTCAGCGCTGGCGCCGCTCTACCGTCCTCTGGATCTTCAAGGGATGGCCGAGGAGCCGCAGTTTGTCGGCGATGCTAGCCTTGAGAACCGCACCAAGGACCACATCCGGCGATCCCGCATCAAGGTCTACAGCTTCGGAGACATCATGCTTTGGGCGTCAGCTCTGTGCTACAGCATCTACCACAGAGCTACTAATACGGTATACCGCCGGTGCCGAAACGAGGTTTTCGAGGCCTTCGGTGTCGTATTACAAGTTATCACTCCGACTGAGGGGGACAACGCGGGCCGAACCACGCGGCGACTCGTGGTGCGGCATAATGCCGAGGCCAAAACAACGATCGATAAGGTCCGATCTGAGGGGCAAATGCTAGCCGCTGATGCCGTAGATGGTGAAGGGCTCCTAGTAGGGCCTATAGCCGCCCGAGGGGAGCGCGCTATCTGGGGCACGCACCGGGTAGAGGAGGTTGATAACGATACGGGTACATACCGGACCCAGCAGGAGCTGGGGGACGGGACCAGAATCACAACGCAAGTAGGCGCCTTAGTCGCGGAGAACTCAAACCATCCGGTATCGGGGATCCAGAACCCCTCAACGCCCAGCGGCGTTATTCGTTCCGATGGTGATGGGGTGGTAGAGCGCGGTGCGCACTATCGGTTCGCGAATGGGTTAGAGGTTACGGTGGACGCAGCCCGCGGTGAGCTTGAAGTCCTGAATCTGGCTACAGACGAGGTGCATAGGGTCGTCATGGCTCCAGATCGTCTAGTAATAGAGCGCGGCTCTCAATCATTCCGACTCGACGCGTCCGGGCTTACGATCAAAGCTAAGGCCTACACCCTCGATATTGACGGGGCTGTACAAACCACGGCTGGCGGTAACGTTACGATCAATGCCGCTGACATGGACGTTAATCTTGGCTGAGCTACAACGAGAGGGGGACCCTATCAGCTGCGGTGATCGCCACGGCACGGCCGGTGGCTTCCTACTCAATGGGAAACGGGTCGCGCTGCTTGGTGAGCTATCGGAGGGGCACGCTGGGTTTGCGCCGACACCGGTTCTTGATGGTCTCGCACTGTTCAGGGTCAATGGGGTCCCGGTAGTGCTAGTCGGAGCCGCCTACGTACCGCACGCCCTGGGGCAAACGGTCCACGCGGTACGGTTGGCTCAGGGTGGTGGCGTGAGCCTGAATGTAGGCTAGACTGAATTATATAAAAAGCCATGCCGAATTACGAAACAGACCCGATCCTGGCCAGTCGAGCCGAGAATAACACAGAATCAGCCCGCATTATACCGATTCAGGCCCCGCCTAGTTGGTTGTCCGAGATTGGTGATTTTGGCTTGGCCAGAGTCTGGCCCCGGCTTCGATCGTTCCTAGCCGCTATTTTCCACGTATTTACACCGTCGTACTGTTTCATACACTTATCTGTGAATGGTGCTGTAAATCGGGATATCGAGATTGACCTGTACGCGCCGCAACAAGCGCGGTATAGGCCGCAGCCCGCTCTAACCGCACCGGTCCAGCGCCTGCCGGGTCGTGTCACCACTAACCGCAACGATTCTTGATCATGAGCGCCATCGGAGTTACCCAAATCCAATCGAGTTATACAGCCGCTTCACCGCTTGTGGTGCCTGCCGGTAATCTGTCTGCATCTGGCGCATCATCCTACGTGGTGCAGAACATTGGCCAGGATGTGGTCTGGTGTCGTCTGACCAATGTAACAGCAGCAACCACCACTAACTGGGCCCGATCCGTGCCGGGTCAGCGTCTGGTGGTCGCTATTGCCGGGACCGGGGGCCAGGTCCTTACCCTTGATATGTATCTGGCACCGCAGAGCTATAGGTTCATTCCTATGAACGATTTCACCTACGCACCCGTGAGCAGCATCGGCCGTGTGGAGATCATTGATCATGAAAACTAATCCGACACTGAACGGTGCGGCTCTGTTCTTCACCCCGGCGCCCAGCCTCGCTAAGTTCGCCAACTCGAAGCTATCCAAGGACCCTGGTGATTGGGAGCAGGAGATCATAGATTATCTTCATGAGCAGCACCCGTACATCGCTGAGCACAAGATCGTGGTCTCGATGTACAAGACTGACTCCGACGAGGGCCACGGGGTCGGCAACATCAAGATCGGGGATAAGGTAGTGCTACCCATCGTGATCGAGTCTAATCGGCTCCAGCCGCTGGATCTGTTCGTGGCATCGGATCGGATCCAACCGCTGACTAAGGCAGCGTTCGACGCCGCTGTACAGAGCCAATCGTTCGGCAAGGCTGTCAAGCCAGGTCAAGGCGAAGCGGCCGACAGTTCAATCACCTATGCCACACTGCCGCCGTTCGACGGGAAATACGCCTACGGCTCATCGCTTACATACACCAAAGACGATCTGGCGAGGGTTCTGAGTCGTGTCGGCGATGGTGGGCAGCTAGATGCCTGCTTAGCCAATGCGTGGTTCACAGATGTAGCGGGTCAGTTCGCGAAGCATGCCAGCCCTGTAGCTAATCTTGAGAATCAGGCTAATGTGCCGGCGACGTTCGCGGCTAATTTTGTTCAAATCCGCCCGTTCGTGAAAGCGGCTGAGGCCGGTCTCTATGAAGTTATGACGCCGGGTGGGGTCGCGACTGGGGTCGTATTCGACACATACCTGACATTCGGCTCCCACGGCCTTGTGGACCAAGGCCGGGTCACGTTCATTGGGCTGGACAAGACAGCCCACGCATATGTTGGCCGCGGCAATATTGGAGTCCGAGCTGTTGCTGATTTGGTGAGCAAGGGCGCTGTAACTCTGTTGAGCGACAGCCTGGATAAGCGTGCGGCCTTGGCCACGGTTATCGACAACCACGGGGTAGTGTCGGAGCCTTTTACTGTGCTAAGCTCCGACAATGGTCGTACACGCATCGAAACCGACGACGGGCGCCGTTTTGTGCTACGAACCGAAGCCGACGCATTCTACAAGGAGGCTGGTGACCACGTCTTTGTAAACGATTGCTGGAGTATTATCCCAATTGGCGATGTTGTTGAGGTATTCGATGATACGATCGCTAACCAGCGCCAGATCCCGTTGGGGACCGCCTCATTGGATAAGGTCGGGTCGCGGATCCGGGTACTGAACCCTGGTAATGTAGCTTGTTTGCGTGACGCACCCGGCGAGGGTGTGCCGTTGAACAAGCTGGGCGAGCTACTTCGCGATCTAGATGAAAATAGTTGTCGCGCTGTTAGTGATCGACTGATGACGTACGGCCACGCCTTTATCCAGGTCGACCAGCCGCTGACCAAGGTCTCGGGCAGGTCCTATGAGTTCAACGGTCTAACCACAGAGGCTCTAGCCAACCTGACCTATGCTGTCGGCTTGTTCGTTACTCCTGAGTTGTGCAAGTTTGCCAAGGTCCAGGAGGAGACGGCTAAGCGTACAATTGATACGGTCCTAGGCTTGAACTTCCTAGGCGAGGAGAACATGCACAAGTTCGTCGACAAGGTCGATACACTAGATGACGCTAAGGATTGCATCGCAGAATTGCTTCTGGCTAGCCGTATCGGGCTTACTATCGACTCCCAGCCACTGCGCACGGCCTTGTTCTCCATCGACGCCGTAATCCGAGACCTACGCGAGCTCCGTAACGCCGTCAATATTAAGCAGGTCTGATATGGCCGCTGACACGGGTCCATACTCACGGGCGCAGTTCTGCCGTAAGTACGGGATCACGGATAAGACATTCCGAGACTTAGAGCGTGCAGGCGATTTGCAGCTCGAGTGGGAGTCTCGTAATGGGCTGTTAGTGGCCTCGGTAGCCGATATCGAGCAGCGTCGCATCTTGACGGCGGCTCGTAACCATATCGCCACCTACGGACGCGGTAAGAGCTTTGCTCGGGTGCCATTCCAGCGTTTCTTGTTCCTGCGTTTTTTACAGGTGCCGGTAGAGGATCTGTATTGCGAGTTGGTCGAGCGCCACCTGATCCACGCCAGAGGATTCCCGATCACGCGGCTCAAGGCTATGCGTAAAGCCTTCATAACAGAGGTGCCCAGGCCCCTGCGCAAACGGGTCGAGGCCTATGAGGCCCCGAGTACGGCCGTAGAACAGGCTCAGCTCGACATTCTGCTGCGTGTTTGCGGCATTGAGCTAGCCTACAATAACCCAGTACTGGAGCAGAGCTTCAGCTGCATGTCGGACCCTGATGTCAAGCTCGGGTTTGATATTGGACTGAGTACACAGGCTGTCCTACCAGAGGTACAGGCTTTCCTAGAAGATGTGGCCTCGATAACGATCAGTCAAGAGGGGCTTCTCTTTTACCAGCTACTGTTCCACGACATCCCGGTGCTGGACAGTGAAGAGGTCCAGGACTACCTTAAGACCCAGAAACCGTCGCACCGTGGTTTGTTACAGCAGGCAATCGGCCAGCCGATCAGTAGTCTGCGCACGATCATCGGGCTTCAGGACAATACCAACGAATTTGAACTACTGCTTGAGCTGAAGAGCCGAGCCATGACGGACGTGCTAGCGGCTATGCTTCAGCCCAAGACCGCAGAATCTCGCCGAGATTTCAATACACAACTCAAGAACCTGCTCATGCTGATCGACCGGACAGCGATGAGCACAGGCCCAGGCGGACCAGGCGCACCCGGTTCGCTGCCATCTGTATTTGATCGCTTTGAGCTCAAGACATCCACTATGAGCAGCAACCTATTCCAGATCCCGTCGACAGAACCGGCGGATAAGGCTAATCATGGGTGACACCACTTTCGGTGGTGTGTCGACACAGGTCGATCGCGGCTTGTTATTCGAACAGCTCTGTGAATTTTTCAAAGATAACGAGCAGGTCGATGATGAGGCTTGGGAGTCGCTGGATTGGTCTGGCTATAACCAGAAGGCAGAGGCTGCGGCGGAGCAGTCAGCGGACGATGCTATAGATATTGATCCAGGCCGCGCCGCCCGGGCGTTATCCGACGGCGGTATGATCCTAGCCACTATCTCGGACATGGTGGCAAACTTGCTAACTGTAGACCAGGCTCCGTTCAGTTTCGTAGGTCGCGAATACCTCCAAGGTCTGTACGACCCGGTCCAGGAGCACCCGGAAGGGTGCCGTAACCAGATTTGGCTCGCTGGCCGCCAGGTTGAGAAATCGACGACGCAGGCTGCGAAGTCGATTGTTCTCGGGGCTTTTCGTAAGAGTTACAAAACGCTGTACGTCGCACCACGGTTCGAGCAGGTCCGTGTATTCAGTCAGCAGCGCTTTAAGCCTATGTGCGAGGATAGCCCAAACTTATCGCCTTGGATTAAGCCTAGTCGAACTCTGTGGCAGGTCAGCTCCAGGGAGTTTGTCAATGGGGCCTTCTTCAACTTCCGAAGCTGTTACCTGAGTGCTGACAACGCCCGAGGTATCACATGCCACCACCTAAATGTGGACGAGATCCAGGACATCGTGTCGGACTCTATCCCTGTCCTTGAGGAGTGCCAGAGTCACGCCACCCCGGAGCTGCGTTTTAGGTCCTATGCGGGTACACCCAAGACCACTAGTAACGTACTTAGTCGACGGTTTGATAACAGCTGCCAGTTTGAGTGGCATACGCGGTGTGATGCCTGTAACCACTGGAATTTCTTAGATGAACGGATCGTAGGTAATAACAGCTTCGTCTGCGCGCGCTGCGACCGGGAGATTAACCCCAAGAAGGGGCAATTCATCCCGATGAGGCCGAGTCTACTAGATAAATGCTGGGGATTCCGGATCAGCCAGCTCATGGTTCCGTTCCAGACCCACGCTGATATCATATCAAAGCGGGATGACCCTAACTATAGCCGACAGAAGTACTTCAATGAGTGCTTAGGGCTAGCCTATGACGAGGGTCAACTGGTCCTGACCGAGGCTGTAATGGCGGAGGCCTGTAACACGGAGCCGATGCGCAGTATTGACCGTATCCGTGAGATGGCGGACCGCGGTGTCCCACTGTTCGGTGGTGTTGACTACGGTCCTGGTGAGGGTGAGAACCCGTCATTTACTGTTCTGACTATCGGCTGGTGGCATACGTCGGGTTATTTTGAGGTTTTGTGGATGCGTCGGCTGGTCGGTAACGACTCCAACCTAGCTAGACAACCAGGTGTGATCAACAGCCTATTCACGAAGGCTGGGGTGCGCTGGACCGGGGCCGACTGGGGTTTCGGGGCTGCTATCAATGAGCAGTTAATACAGGAGCACGGATGGCATCGGGTATCATCCAGTAGATGCCTCATGGAGTTCCAATATGGCGGCCAGCGTGAGCTTGCATCGTGGAATGATAAGGCGCGCCGGTATGTGATTGACCGGAATCAGGGCATGGAGAGGTTAATTGACGGGATACGCACAGCAAAGGTTCGGTTCTTCCGCATGGAGGAAATGGCGCCATTCGTGGATGACTTTACGACGATCTATGTCGAGTTTGATGAGCGTCGGAATACGCGTAAGTATGACCACGACCTGCCTGATGATGCGTTCCACTCTGTAAACTACGCGTTCATGGCTGCGTGCCAATACGCTGGGCGCCTAGTCCCAACCTGGCTCACCCCCTTGTCTTAGTCCGTTGTATATCGGTCACAGTAACGTGCCCTTTAGTCAAGGGTTGTGCAGCTCCGGCCTGCTTCCTACACCCAACGCGGGGCGCCTAGCCCCAATCTGGCTCACTCCCTTGTCTTAGTCCGTTGTATATCGGTCACAGTAACGTACCCTTTAGTCAAGGGTTGTGCAGCTCCGGCCTGCTTCCTACACTCAACGCTGGCACCCCATACCGGTACCAGCTAGCTAAGACAATACACGTATGAACCCTGTAGCCTTATACCTCATGGCCCGCAATGCGGCTCATGACCTGATTCGGGCCAACACTCCGTTGAACCAGGGCATTGCGAAGCAGGCGACATTGCACGGCCTGAGCCAACTACAGATACAGCGTGTGGTCGAGTCCGCGAATCACGAGGCCAACGCATTGCTACAGAAGACGGCGCAGGACAAAACATTCAGCTTCAGTCTAGCCAGCCTAGACGGCGTCCTAGCCGCCCTGACCGCTGAAACTTCTAGTCCTGTCGTATCTTTCTCTAAGGCGGCCGCCTGTGTCGATGCAGCGCTGGCCCCAGCCGAGTCGTTTGATGACCTGCTCGCAGCGTTCCCCGCACATAACACCGAGGTACGGGCCGCTGACCTGCGCGGTGCTGTAATCAACCTAGAGAAAGTGGCGTTACGAGCTCAGGCCTTGGGCCGGCAGGTCCTGGCCAGTCGCGTAGCGTTCACAGAGAAGGTTGCGGAGGCATTCGAAACCGTACTGGATCGGTCTAAGGATTACGTCCGCAGGGGCGGGTACCTAGCCAATATCCAGAAATACGCTCATGCAGTTGACCCTGGCTTCACAGCCGGCTGGGACCTACTCCTGGGCCGGGTCCGTGATGAGATGCTGAAGCTTGGTCACCCTTTCACAGGGGAGCTGGCACCGGCGCTGGAGCTGACAGGCGACCGGGTTGATCGCCCCGGTGGGCCGTTATTAGTTCCGATGGTAATCCAGATCGCAAACGGTCGTCATCAGCTAGCCGGCGAGCTCCAGCAGCTCAGAGATGGTATCTCAGTTATGGATCGCATGTCAGATCGGACCCGCGCGATTGATAACTTCATGACTAGCATCCGCGTGGCGCAGCGCCTGATCCGGGATAACGACGATGTTGATGTCTCGATATGCAAGCAGGCTGCGCACCTGGCTGAGCTTCCGGATCCAAAGCTTGCTGAGTATATCGAGAAGTCGGCCAATGACTCGAGCACAAAAGCTACGATCGCAGCCAAAGGAGCTGTAGGCGCTGTAGTGGATCGCGCGGGTAAGGCCAGTATCAAAGCCGTAGTCAAGCGCGGCACCAGCGACTGGATCCCGGGTGCCTTTGTAGGTCCTGGGACATCAGCTGTGTATCGGAGCAAGTCGTGAATAATATCCTAACTAAGTTCGCGGGTGTCTATGGCGGGCCCCTGAATCCCGAGGAGCAGCGAGATGTTAGCATCTTCGCGCTCCAGGTGATCAAATCAGCCTCAGCCGGTGATGGTGCGACACTGACCAACTTGATCAAGACGGCTGCGGCCCAGATCACGGATGTCGATGACTACGAGGCCTTGATGGGTCTTCTCGATCACATTGAGAAGGAAGGCTCGTTTGATTACAAGAAGGCTCTGATGTACGGACTACCAGTAGTGGCTGCTGGACTAAGCGCGGCCCCGGCCGTCGCGTCCGCGGTCATGGGCAGAGGCCGTCGTGATAATATCGAACGTAGCCGGATTCAGGTTCTTAGAGAGCACCCTGAGCTACAAGGGGATACCGATTTCAACCGGTACTTCGACACGATCAAACGTTTCGCGCCAGATGTAGCCGCGGATCCGCTTGTAGCTGGCAACATTATGATCGAGATGCATCGACTAGGCCCGGCGGCAATGACACCGACCAGGATCAACGAGCTCCTCGGACTCCAGGGTAGGCTGGGTGATCTATCTAAGGTCATCCCGGATCAGATTGCGTCGATCGGTACCGGTATTTCCGGTGGTGTACGGATGTACGGCGATACCCGTAAGCTATTTGCTAGTAAGCCGGGCCTGGGCGATCCGGCGGTACCTACCGGAATCAACGCGGCGCCAAGACTTAAGAAAGACCCCTGGGAGTTTTACAAAGAACCTAGCCTGGGCCCGACGAGCACCTGATGTCAACGCAATACACCGTACACCAAGCCCCGTCTACGAAGGCGTCATTCAGGTTGATGAATAACGACTCTTCAAGGCTCGGCCAGCTTAAGGACAAGGAGCTATCAGACGAGGACAGTCGCGGCCCAATCCTGGATAAACAGACCCGTGTCAAACCAGTCGCACACCGGCACAGTAAATATGCAGCCCTATTAGAGGCCATTGTCTTAGGGACGACCCGATCGAGATGAGCAACCTTGCTCTAGAGAAATACCTAACCGCAGGTGACTACGCAGCCGCCGGGTGGGGCCCGAGCTATGTAGCGGTACACAGCGGACTGCTCGAAAAGGTGGCTGGCGATTTGTACACGCCACAGACTCTGGTCAACGTGATCTCTAAGCTGCGCGCCCGCCCGGAGGGTCGGTATATCCTGCTGCATGCTATCGGGGCTTACGAATATTGGGGTGCGAACCGAAACGGGGACGCATTCCCAGAATGGAGCTTACGCTCAATGGCACCGCCTAAGTCGGCGCAGGCGGTGCTTGACGGCCCGGTTAAGAAGTCCTGCCCAGATTTCCGGACACCATCGACTACTTACTATGGGTGCTCGACCTTTGTCCAGTTTGCGCACGTGTACCGCGGTCACGCGAATCAGGACCCACTCAGAGCTTGTGGCGATGTGATTGCCGCAGCCTACAACCAGCGGATGCACAGGATCGAGCTGATTGTGTTTGTGTACACGTCCCGTGCACCTGATATTGTGGATAGAATCGACCGGTACCAGCCCGTTGCTTGGTCAATGGGTGCGAAACTGCCTTTCGATATTTGCTCTATCTGTGGTAACGTGGCGCGGACCCGGGCTCAGTACTGCGATCACTTAAGTCGCGAGTTGTGCTCGGTTTACCCTGATGGCCGGAAGGTCTTTAGCTACAATTTCTTCCCCAGATTCTTTGACATTAGTGAGGTCAGTGTTCCGGCTGATCGCAGCGCCTGGACCCTGGCCAAGGTGGCCAGTGTCATCCCAACGCCTGCATTACCGTCACTTCAGTTTATATCTAAGACGGCCATAATTGAGAAGCAGCCTGACGCTATGCGGGCCCGTAACTTGGGTCAAGCGCCGATCGATCCTGAGCTCCTGAGTTTTATGCGGAGCGCGGTCCTGCTTGATCACGTCGCTTTTGAGGAGCTCCCAGATGCGCAGCTACAGGCCATGAAGCGGCACAGCCTGGCCGACAGCCTGGCAGCCAGTGCTTTGATGGGGCTTATTCTACACCCATCTGAAGTCGAGAAACTGGCGTCGGATCCAGCACAACTACCGAACCGCCTTGAGTTTGCGGTGGTTGACCGCACACTGATGGAAAGCTTCGGCTCTGTTTTACAGAGTCGATCGTTGTTCGAGCCCTTCATTACGAAGCGCGCGGCACGACGTCTGATCAAACAGGCGGCTCCGATCTTTACAAAAAATAAGCAATCACCGGTGTTCGAGAAGTACGCTGAGCTCATCAGGTCTATGGACTTGAGCAAATGGGCTCACGTGATCGAGTCGGATCCGGTTGTTCGTCTCGCCATCGACCCGGACGCGCTGGCAACAGCGTGGACTGGGCATAGCGGGGCTCATCCTCCGTGGCTGCCTTTTGTAGTCGGCGCGGCAAACATCCTCTAGCTAGACTTAACTCATGAGCCTGAAACTTGACCTCGACGCGCTGTTCCAGCATGTCACCAGCGGGGGTGCTGACATTAGCAAGACCGCCGGAATCCATAGAGAATCTGATACTGACGACATGGCAAAACTTGCGGAAGAGCTGCACGCTGGCGGTGAGATCTTTGGCAAAGCCGCGGCCGACCGCATTCTAGCCAAGTTGGCAGAGTGTGTCTCGGCCGGCGGCGGCGGTGTCGAGCCCCGCTCGGCTGCTGAGCAGATCGCAGAGGCTATCGCCAAGGCCAAGGGCAAGGTTTCGGCCACGCCCGGCGATGACACATCTATCCGTGCCGAAGCGAACCCGACCCCGGGAGCTAAGGGTGTCGCCAACGCCGCCACCGCTCTCGGTCAACGCTAAGCCCTGACCAATAATTACCATGAAGACCCTCAAAGATATTCGAGATGCCGCGGATGCGGCTGAGTACCAAGTCAAGCTGGCCGCGGTAGCCGAAGCCTATGGAGGCGATGCTGAGTGCCTGGCCTTGCTAGATGAGGCCATTGACCTCGTCAAGCAGGCTGAAGAAGCTGGTGAGATTGCCCCAACTACGGAATCCGGTATGCTGACCGTCGCAGTCCAGCTTGTTGAAGACTATCTGGATAAGATGGCCGCGGATGCCGATTTCGACGAATCCGACGACACTCTTGACGACATCAGTCTAGACAAGGAGGCGGCCGCTCATGTTACGGCGCTCGGAGAAGCCGCTGCTCAGATTTTGGCGTCACGCGGTATCACTCAAGAGGATCTCGACAAAGTAGCCTCAGATAGTGAGATGCGCGATATCGGCGAGTATGTGGCGTGTGCCTTGCTCGACTCGTTCGCTACGGACGGCGAGAATTAACTAATGCTTAGCACCTCGTTGGTGGAGCTATTTCTCACGGCGGCACTCGCGGATCGTGAGGATGAATCCCAGGTCAAGGCAGCGTCGGCCGATACGGCTGAGTTACTTGATCACATCGACGAGGCGCTTGGTGAGCCGACCTACCGGATCGAGAAGCGGGCTAGTCGTCTTGGTGTAGCCAAGATTATGGCTGCTATCGACATTTTGGCTAATAACTGAACCGTGACTTCTGCAAAGGACCTGAAGGATCTACTACGGAGCGCCCGAGACGTCCTAATCAAACAGGCGGCCGAGCGTGACGCAGCGGTGTCCGAGACGGCTAGGCTCGAGACCGAGAACGGCGTGTTACACGACGTGCTTGGGCTCGTTGGCACGGGTCTGATCGACCCAGATGATGTCACTACTAAACTCGCCGAGTTCCTGTTGAATCCGGCGCAACTCACCATTATCAAGCAGGCATCAGATGCTGGGTTCGTGGTTTCCGCGCACCTAGGGAAGCTGGCCGGTACCGACCCCACACAGGGTTCGGGGTCGTCTAGCACACCTGAATCCCGCCTGGCGAGTCGTCTCCAAAGCATCGTAAACGAGTAATAACCATGGTCCGTAAGACTCAATCCACTGTCGCGCTCAACGCGAAGATCTCCAGCGTAAACCTGCAAGCAATCCCCACCGACGGATCGGCGTCGTTTGCCGAGGGCGCCCCCCTGGCTCGGGACTCCACGACTTACAAGGCGATCGCCCCCACGGGTGGGGACACGTACCAAGCCGTGTATGTCAACTATGTCGACTCGGCTCGGTCCGATATCACGTTCACCCAAGGCGACCCATCGGGCGACGCCACCGCTCCGAGCCGCTCGATTCAGAGCGGCGGTTTGACCGGCATCATCGGTAACGGTTGTGAAATTGGGATGCCAGCTGGCGCCTGGACCGGCGGTGTACTACCCGACGTAGGCCAAATGGTTCAGGTTAACGCCAGTACCAAGCTGTTCGGCGGTGTCAGCCCGGCCGCAACCATGAGTCACGGCATCGTGACTCGAAAGGAGCAAGGCTACGCCTTCTTCCTCTTCTATTCGGTTCCGTCTAACGGTGCCTAATTCTGATTGACCTTAGCCACATCTGGGGCTTGGGTCTCTGTTCGCTTCTTTCTCTTTCTCTTTCTCTCCACTCTCACCACGACAACCTCACACGAGGTGCACTGAACAATGGACACCATCAATACAACTGAGTTCAACGCGCTCTTCGGGGAAGCTCTTGGCCGAGGCGGGGATTCGCTGGACAAGGTGGCTGCTGTCACCGGCTTGTACATTCAAGACAAGCTTCGCGAGGCCTCCTTCGCCCGTAAGCTCCTACCTCCGCAGACCGTCACAACGGCCGAGTTGACCCGCAACACGACCGACGAGGGTCTGGTCTACATCGACGATATCGAGCCGGATTCTTTGGCCATGCAGGTCAACTGGCGCGGCGAGCCGAGCAAGACCTACATCGAAGGTAAGCGCTATGCGATCAAGATTAGCACGGTGACTTCTGACAAGTTCACCAAATCGATCCAAGAGCTGCGTTCCTACCGCATGCCGATCGTGCGGGTCATCGAGCAGAACACGGTCAAGGATATCCAGGAGACGCAGGACCGGGTCTTCATGGAGCACGTCCGTGTTGCGCTAATGCTCGGCACCCGCCGGCGCATGAACGACCTAATCGACAGGGGCACGGTCACGCACACCGGTGATAACGCCTTGAACTCGACCACGGGTCACAACTTTGCGTCAGAGTATGACTTCGCGTCGTACCTGTTTACGCGCAATGTCGACGATGCTGGCGGCGTTGGGGGCTTGAGCGCCACGACCCCGTCCCCGACGTCCCCGGGCGCGCGCGGCTGGGGCATGGCCGCGACGTCGGATGCGAACTATAACCCGGCGACGGGTCAGTTCTCGAACATCATCCTTACCGAAGAGACTGAATTCGGTCGCGCCGTGCTGCGTGATGCAATCAGGGTCCAGTCCTCGCGTGAGATGAAGGCACGCTGCTTCCTCCTGCATGAGTTCGACTGGAATGCGACGGTTGGCTGGCTTGACTCAGAGGCGGGCCTCGAGGTCACGTCCGAGATCGTCCGCGACGGGTACAAGTACTCGACCGTGGGCGGCTACACCTTCGTAACCACGGTCCGCGACAACCCGGATATCCTGCTACCGGGCCAGATCTACACGTTCCCTAGCCCGGAGTTCCTGGGCCGCTTCCTCCTCCTTGACGGGACGCAGTTCTACATCAACAAGGAGGGGCGTTTCATGAGCATGGAGGCCTGGGAAGATAGCGGCGTCGGTTTCGGCAACATCAAGGGTGTCGGTCTCGTGCTGCTGTCTGGTGCCGAAGTCACGCTCCCCGCGATCTGGCAGAACTCCGCCGGTACTGACCTGGATGTGACCAGCACCTTCCGCCTGGTCAACGACGTGGCGGCGCCTATCGGTGCCTGATTTGACGCCAGCCGGTAACGGTTGACAATACTGAGGCTTCGATGGGCGACTAAACCCATCGAAGCCTACCATCCAACCAGGACGTATCGCTATGTCAGTGAAAAAAGTTACATGGTTAGGCATCGGCACACTTCGCCCTCTGGCCATCCCTACGGGCCGGACTAAGACGATCCAGAGCGCACTCTTGACTGGTGCTGTGATGCGTCTCCACGGAGCCTATCTCGTGGTGCAGGACGCCCGTACGGGTTTGGTCGAGTTCCAGGGTAATCTGATCACCGAGGCTGCGGTACGTACGCTCAAAGGCTTTCGTGGTTACGCGCCGGGCGCGGCCCGCCCGGTACTGACCAATCTTCCTGAGCCTGAACACGTGCGACGTCCGGTAGTTACGCGACCACAGCACGGTGTACTGGAGCCTGCGCCGGTATTGGAGCATGGGCCCAGTGTCGCGTCAGAGACTGAACCAGTGCTAGAACCCGTGCTGGAGCTGGACCCTGTTGTCACCGCAATCGAGGCGGCGCCAACGCGCAAGCTACGCGAACTAGCAGGCATCAACGGGCTTCCGACGACCGGGGGTGCCCGGGTTTTGAGGGCTGCGCTGCTTGAGAAGCATGTTGTAGATGGCGTGATTCTCGAAGTCACCGGGATTCTTAATGTACCGACGCCTGCGTCTCTCGACGTGTTTGAGGACCTGATCTAGACCAGGTGTAATAAGTGTCTGAAGATCTATCAAAGCTAGTAAGTGCCCCGAAGACCCGGGTCGGGGTCAACGAAGGCCGGAGCGTGGTCGTACCTGGTTCGCTGGTGCGTATGCTCAGATCCATGCTCGTGGATTACCCACAAACAAACGAGCTATTTGAGGGCGAAGAGAACAGTGATGAGAAGCTGGCGCGCTACCTCGTGCTTGCATTCGACGACTGGAACTCAACACCACCGATTCTCAGGTACCAGCTGGCACCGATCGACGTAGTTGCTGTGACTGCTTTCTACCCGTTCCGGCCCTTAGTCCTGACATCGGCTCTATGTGCCGTGCTACAGAGCACGATGCTCAAGTTGGCACGCAACGATGTGCCGTACCAAGCCGGTAACGTGACAATGCAGCGCAACGCTCCGTGGCGTAACCTGATTGAGCTTCAGCGTCAGATCAAGCTAGAGAATGCGCAGCGGGTGACAGCTGCTAAGGTCAGCCTGAACGTAGCCGGCTTCTACGGCGACGGCGGGTACCGAGCTATGCTGACCGAACACTATGACGGCCTAGAGGCGGACGCGATCTCGGTGGTCATCTAATGAATATCAACGCATTTATTGATGGCATGCTCAAGCACGCGGGCCTCCGGGATGTGGTCCAAGGCCAGGTCGACGGTTCGCACGCGCTTAGTGGCGTAGACCACGGGATCCGGCAGATCCTTGCTAGCCGTGAGCATGTGGATGACCGACTCGCGCACGGCCTGGCTGGCGCCGCGCAGTTTGGGATTCCAGCCACGGCCGCTGGCGCCTTGATCGGCGCGGGTTTGGCCATGCTCCTGGACAATGATCCGTTAGCTGGTGCGGGATTAGGTGCCGTGCTATTGGGGACGAGTTCAGCAGCGGTCGGCCAAGTGTCGGGTCAGCTTGATTCGGACGCCAATACGCTAGAACAAGCTGGACTAAAAGGCTCAATACCTAACCCTACACGATTCGCGCTACCATACCATATTGCTAGCTTGCTGGCCGACCCCGGCCACCTATCGGTAACTAAAACCAAATTACAGGACTAACATGAGCACGATTTATACCACGTTCTACGACGCCTTTGTGACTGAACTCGCCAAGCACGCGAGCGACGTAGACCCTGAGGTACGTGATGGTGCACGCAGCGCAGCGACCGTCGGCGGTGTGCTGGGGGCTGGTGTCATGTACTCAAAGAGCCGAGCTGGCAAATACAAGAAGGTGGAGACCCTGGGGTCTAAGGTGCGTCGATCTAGCGCCAAGACCCGTAAATTATTCGGCAATAACCCAGAATTGATCGTACCGGCCAAGCGCAAAGTGGCTGCTGGGGTCGCGCGCTCGGCGGCTCGCTCAATCCCTGCGGGCCTCGCAGCAGCCTTTGTGGCCAAGAAAAGTTACGACGTATACCGCGCCGCTAATAAGGCTTGACGCACTTGAGGCCGCTAGTCCTAGGCTTCATTGAGAAGTTTTCAGAACTGTCGGCCGATCGTCAGCGGGCGTTGTCTGATGCCGAGTCTGGTGAGCTTATTCTAGCGTCACGCGGCGGGCAGCTTACTGGTGCTTTAGTTAGCTATAACGTATCTAAGCGGACGACCCGACGAGCGTTGGCCGGTCTAAGAGCTACCGGCGCTGGTGCGGCTAAAAAAAGGGCTAAAGGAGCCGCTTTGGCCATCAAGGCACTCGGGGCTATGGCTGGGTCTACCGTCGGTGCTGGACTGACGTCACGTAAGATTATGTCGTCTATCCAGAACTACCGGAGGGGGCGTCTCCGTGGTGACCCGCCAGTCCCAGTCAAATACCGAATCAAACAGGTCCAACGACAGATTGGCGCCGAGCTGCGGCAGGTAGAGAAGATTCCGCGATCGTACATATCGATCCACAATGCTAGTCAGTAATGGGCACCACACTAGCGCGACTTCTTGATATCCACGTGTTCCAGCAATCGACCGATGCTCAGGTCGTTGGCTGGACCTACATCCCTGTTGGTGGAGCCCCGACCACGGGCGCCACCGTGCAGGTTGAGCGTTCCTATGTCCAGAATGATAGGTTCGAGACCCTAGATGCGGCTGTACCGGCGTCGCAGGGGTTCTATAAGGATACATCGGTGATGCTGCACGACCAGTGGCGGCGTGTGTTCTATCGGTTGACTCTTGATGACGGTATCAATAGCCCAAAGCTGATCGGCACGTACTGGATCGAATACGAGGTTCCAGGCCCTGCACGAGGTCTGATCCGGAACACTGAAGCATTGCTGAGACTTGGCGGTGTCCCAGTTATGATTTTCCAGCGCGTGTTTGATCTTGATGCTCGCTGCACGTGCTGGGACCCGGTTATGGGCATGGTCACTAGCTCGAGCTGTACTAGCTGCTTCGGAACCGGGTTTACTGGTGGTTATAACGCCCCAATCTTAACATTGGCCCAAATCCAGCCGGCCACTAAGCAGTCCGTGCCGGGTGATACGCTACGGCAACCGCGCATTACCGCGGGGCTATTCTCGAACTACCCTATCCTCCGACCCAGAGACCTCGTGGTCGAGATCAACAAGGGCCGCCGGTACCGGGTAGGCTCCGTGGCTACGGCTGAGTACGGACGAATACTGATCAATCAATCGACACAGCTCGAAGCCCTTAACCCATCTGACGTCGAACATCAGATCGATCAGCCAGATCCGACGACCCTAACCCCCCTGTTGCGCAGGGTTGGTCCGGTCGAGCACAGACTGCTTCTATCCGACAATATTACGAGCCCTATAAGCACGCCAACTTTAACCGTGATCGATCTGTAGTGCGCAGGCCGTTGACCCGGCCGTAAGCTATTATCAAGAATGGGTCTGTCTGAACAACGCTATTTCAATCGACTACGCCTAGCCCTTTACCCGGAGGGTGCCGGTCTGGTTGAGCCATTGGATAAGGTGGCGACAGAGACCGGTTCAGGCCGTCAGCACTCGTCTCTTACAGACGACGAGCGCCTGCGGCGAGCTGTTACCAGGGGTGTTTTCATCGGTGGCAGCCTCGGAGCGTTATCGAGCGCCGCCATTAACATGGCTACGAATAAGAATTTTGGTCGACGTGCTGTGATTCTTAGATCGGGTGCAACATCTCTGGGCGGACCTACAGGGGTTCTAATCGGCGCCGGCGTCGGCGGCCTGATCCAACACAGGCGCCGATCAAAGCCATTGGATAAGGTGGCGACAGAGACCGGTTCAGGCCGTCAGCACTCGTTTCTTACCGAGGACCAGCCCACGCTGCGCTCGGCGGCCAAGGGTGCCCTCATCGGTGGCAGCATCGGATCGTTGGTAGGTACCGCCTTTGATCTAGCTTCTAATAAGAAGTACAGCCCAGTGACTACGATTCTCCGATCGAGTGCCCGATCTCTGGGTGCGCCTGTTGGGACTATGATCGGCGCCGGTATTGGGTCGATTCAACAGCAGCGTAGTGGGTATAAGTCAACGGACGAGAAGGTTCTCAGAGGCTCTGCGCTAGCCGGGGCTGCGGCCGGTATTGCACACGGGCTTAGAATCAGCGGCGCTGGTAACCCGAAGTATACAGCCATATTAGGGTCGGTAGGCGCGGCGGCTGCGACGACAACGGCCGCCACCGGTATGGCGCTGTACCGAGCCCTCGGGCGTCGCCGAGCGGGGCTGCCGATGGAGCTACGCCCAAATGCGGGCCCTGTCGGGTCTGTATTGGGCACTGCGGCGACCGGAGCCGCCCTAGGTAAGGCGCTGGCCACACGCGTTGGTGTAAAGCAGCTGGTTCAGGCCCAGGCCACGAATAACCCGGCGAGTGCTGAACGCGTCACCAAGCTATTCTCGCGTAGAGCGTGGACCGAGGCTGGTCCGATGGCCTCTACTGCACGCCGTTCAGCCAAAGCCGTAGCTAAGGCTACACGCGCAAATGTACGCGGTAATATCGCGTGGCATTTTAGGCCACTAGAACAAAAAGGGGCTCTTATTGGAGCAGCAGCTGGTGCCGGCCTGGCGTTGGGCCTACTAGCGGCTAAGTCACGTCGACGCAAGAACCAAAAAATACAAGATGAAACAATCGACGCCCGACGAACAAGACTTGATGCAGAAGATCGCAACGATTCTGCATGACGACCGCACAGCTGGCCTACCTCAGAGCGTGTTTCTATCCGACGGCCTTGGGGCTCATGTCGACCTGGATCATGAGAAGTTGGTAGAGTCCTATGAGGATGTGTAC